TTATTTTTTTTCTGCGACTAAAAGATTACCAAAATTAGCGTTAGGAAAATCATAATAGTACGTCAATAATTGTGACGCTTTTGATATTGACGATATTCTGGATATAAATTCTCCTACATCTAATGGTATTATGTCTATTTTGTCAAAATGTTTATATAGCTTAGCTGCTTCCTTTGTGTCATCATGAATAACAGGAGCTAAAAATACCGAAAACGATTTTTCTTTATTTTTTTTGTGCTCTATTAAATGTCTGCGAATAGGCACAATCTCATTATTCACCTGATCATGTCTTCCGCACATAAGTGTTACTTCAAAAAAGCTATCATAATCACAATCGTAGCACTCTATATCAGCCACTCCACCACCTGCTGTAAAAGTTGGTAGCCCCTCGTCATCCACAGAATAATTTGGGTTTACATCTAACCCCGCAAGCTGTTGTACTAGTGCTAAACTTGTTAAAAACTCTAATCTAGTTGGTGCATTTATAAACTTTAGCATCAAATCTTTTGAAGGTTGTTTCTTGCATACTTTATTTAATTCGTCAAAAACTTTCTCCGAGGAATATTCTTTCGCATACTTATAAAGTGTATGTTTTCTAACATCTGCTATATCTATTGAAGTATCTTGAGCAATTTCTAAAATATGACTATCAATGCTACTCATATATTCACAATATGCAGAAACAGAATTGTACACCTTACTACTTGGATAGTTTTCTAATACATATGAAATTTTTTCTTTTTCGATCATATTAAAATCAATGAAGCGACCATTGCCACGCAAAGAAATTACACCTGTGCTCCTCATTTTCCTAATATATTCATCTACCGCTTCACTACATATTTTGGACATTTTAAATCTATTTGCTTTGGTGTAGTCTGCATCTAACAACTCCAAACAAATATCGTATATAAATTCATCAGAATAATTAAATCCAACTTTTAGACGTATTTGTTTTATGGTATTATATAGCTTTTTAGCATCACTATCAGGCCAACAAACAAAAAGCGGTATTTCTTGTCTAAATACTCCCGCACCATTCTCATTTTTATCTTGCTTTAACAAATTCAAAACTTGCAGAAGTAATACTAAAGGGACATTTGAGTTTAAATTTTTTTTAAAAGGATTATTTGTTGGATATTTTATTAATGCATTAAGCATTACATTTTGAATCTTTTTTTCGTTGACAGGATTTTCATTATATGCATCAATAAGCATATGTCCAGTAACTGTTATACTGATATTTTCATTAATATCATAAGTCAAAAAGCCAAATTCTTTTTGCAATTTATACCAGGTATCAAATCTTGAAGGCCAGCCTTTATCAAAGCCAGCCTCTTTATGTTCCTGCGGACTATTCAATATAATATCTTCAACTTGATTTCTTGTGAAGCTACTATCTTCATCATAATATATTTTTTTGTAGTTTTCCTTTGTAAGTTCATACTTTTGTGTAGCATACAGTTTTTTAGTAATCAAATTTACAATAACTTCATGTATGATTTCATTTGTTAATTTTCTCCCCTCAAAGGGGAGGATGCAACTAAGAAAGCCTGCAATTCTGTCAGGGTTTCTCATCGTTGTTGAAAAAGCTAATGGTTTTCTTTCTGCTTTTCTATTCCATGACATAATTAGTTACAAAGACCTCCTTAGACGTAGCTTTTAATGTGTTATCATTAAAACTAATATAATTACTATTAATTTGATAAACGGTGTATTTTTTTGACCATTCACAAAATACGGTGTTTGTTTTTCCTTTATGCCGTATCAAATTGGTAATACCGAATCTAATACCCTTTTCATTCAATTTATCTAAACAATCACATAACCTTTGTTCCTCTTTTTCATTCCAGAACTTATTATATTCCGATCCGGATATTAAATACGGAGGATCAAAGTAAATGTATGAATTAGCGTTTGGTCTAATAGTATTTAAAAATTTTGCAAAGTCAAGATTATAGAATTTGGTATTTTTTTTGCTGAAAAAACATAAATAATTACAAAGAGCAGCATAAACATTTTTATTAAAGTCTACGTTTCCTACAGGCAAATTAAACGCACCGTTAGAATTGAATCTGATCATATGATTAAACCCATATATCAATAATAGATATAGTAAAAGGAAATCATTGTTTTCATTAAAATCTTTTTTCATTTTTATATACGCATCTTTATTATAATGCGCGTAATATGTTTTAATATATTGTTTCTTTAAAGAGTCTGGCACACATACATTATTAAAAGAGCAGGACAAACCATAGTGCTTAATTTTATCAAATAAAGCTTTAAAAAGACTTTTTTCTTTATTAGCATACGATGAAATTTTCTGGTGTAAAGCAATCACGTAATAATCAATGTCATTAATTATATATTTTTCGGCTTCAACATTTAAAAATGAACTCCCCCCTCCCGCAAATGGTTCTATGTAAGTCTTTATATCTTTTGGAAAAAATCTTATTAATTGAGGCATCAATTTATATTTATCTCCAACGTAAAAAAATGGAGACCTTTTAATTATCTTTTTCATTATTGATTCACCTTTGTAATAAAAAGCATCTCTTTATGATCAACAGCATCAGTTTTGCCTGCATTGAACCTGTGATAGCTCTTTTTAAAGACCTTTGTAGTTCCTTTTCCTTCTAATATATTCTTAATTTCTTCTAATGAAATCTTGTTTCTAGATGAAGAGCTTTTAGAATCATATGTGTTATTGTATGTTACAACTATATACTTAGCATTTATGTTTTTTATTAAATCAGCGAAAGCCTCCGGAGCACTATTTCTACAATAGGATGACATATTCTCCTCAGGTGGTTTCATTGCAACTCCATATAACTCTGGCTTATCCCATTTTGTGATCGTTTCTAACAAATGATAAAAGCGAGAATACTGCCGACTATTGTATGGTGGATCGATAAAAGCCACATCTGCGCATATTTTCTTTGCTAACATATTTGAATCTTCTCGAAAAATTTTAACTTTATTAGTTGTAATTATCGGTTCTATTAAGTCAAATTTGAATTCTGTTCTAATTGCTTTTCCTTTAATAAATGCTTCATAATGCCCAACTGTGTTAGCACAACGATCTAAAGAATAAAGCAAAGACGCCAGAAGGACATCGTATTCATGTTCCGTTATCTTTTTCTTCTTCAAATCTTTTAAAATATCTTCACGTATATATCCTATTAATTTAGCATCTTCATTTTTAAAATATTTATCACCATAATTGATAGAAACGTAATTATCCTTCAATTCTTTCTTATTAATTTCCTCATATTTCCGGGAATATTCGTTCATTTTTTTATTATCTATTTTCTTTTGTGTAAAAAACGCTTTATAAATTATTTGATTTGAAAAAAGGAAGTCATTGATTACTGTACTCTTTGTAATATCCAAAAGAGATGCTGATACAACTCCTGTGCCACCAAACACATCAAATAAACTTTCATGACAATCACAATTTTCGACTATCATTTTTTTTATCCAAGGCATCAATTTATATTTGCTTCCGGTATATCTTCTATTATTAATTTTCATATAAAATAAACTCCATTTTTATTCTTCTATACCCATCATCATTTTATAATGTTGTTCCTGGTGCATGGATTCGAAGATTAGTTTAAACACTAGTTTGTACTGCTCCACGTCAGTACCATCTTCTATATAATTAAGTCCGTCACTAACGGTTGATGAGCTTTCCTCCATATAAGAAAGTAAAGCCGCTGCGAGATGATATTTATCATAATTCGGATTAGGGCCATTTATTTCGTCCACAAACTTTTCTTTGTTATCTTCGAGTACAATCTCATATAGATTATGTCCTTCATAACCACATAATTGTATAAAGTAATATTCTAGGATGCGTCTAATCACATTGGTTATTGTATTTACCGTTTTTAATTCTTTGTACTCATCCCATAATGCGGCGTAAGAATTTTGGATTGGATTATAATTTTCCATATTAGTAGGCTCACTTTGGCTCTGTCTAACGCAAAGTTTTAAGCTAGAAATATTTTCTGTTTTACGGATTACATAAAAATTAACGCTACGATACTGATTTTCATGATGATATGTTATTTCCTTATGAAAATATACGTTGTGTGTAAGAATAAAAATTTGTTTTATATAATCCCCAACAATTCTTTGATTTAAATAATCTGTATTATTATTGCAAACTTCAATCATTTCTCTTACCAATGCGCTGACTATAAATAAAGCGCTGCTGTCCAAGCTAGATACAGGATCATCTATGACGACTATCTTTTCTTTAACTTCTTCGCTATTTAAACTGCCGCGAACAATATTATAAAAATATAAAAAGGCGATAAAATTTCTTTCTCCCTCACTAAGATTTTCTGCTACAGTTCCGTCATACCTAATTACTTCGTAAGTGTTTGGAACATTCTCTTTAGAATGAAGGCTAAATCCCTGAAACCCCGAATGAGAAAGAATATTATTAATGCTTTCTATTGTGCTCTCTGTATTAATAGTCTTTTTATTAAGTTCATTAATCTTTTGAGCTAAAGAAAAACCTAGACTTGTTAATTTATCCATATCTATTTTTAACTGCTTTATTTCTTTATCTAAGGCAGCTACTGTATTATTATAGCTTTTAACTTCGTTGCCCAAGAAATCTGCAAGATATTCCCAAACATTTTTTTTGCATTTTATCTTTTGTGTTTTAATATCGTTAACGATATCATTGTTTCCCCTAATTTTTTCATTTAGAGAATCAATAATCGCATTCATTTCAGTAATCAAAGTATCTATTTCTTGCAGAGCAATAATCTTACTCGGTTCCTTAACTTTTGCTGCAATTCTCTGTTTGTCAATTGTAATGGCATCTGCTAATGATTGTAATTTTGTTTTATATTCTTCTAAATCTATACCCGGCATTGCAATATCTATGTTGGTATTTAACGTGCTAAGCACGGAATCCATTTCTTTTGAAAATGTCTTTTGAAACTCTATCACATCTGAAATTTCATTTTGATAGATTTCATCAAAACACGCAGCTATTTCATCATCAAAATTAGCAGGCAATGGCTGCTGACAATATGGACATTTACCATTATTGTTTTCAGAATAATGACTATGTCCATCACGCACCCAATCTGTTGCCTTCAACGCCTTAACAAACTTCGAAAAATCTGTTTCACTACTGCTTGATATTATTTTTCCTACCAGTCCATATCCTGAAAGCGATTGAAATGTAGTATCTTGTGGTTTTGAGAGTTCTTGATATATTTGAGCTTCTTTTGAATATGCCGTTTCACATAATTTTCTTAATTCTTCAAAATCATGTTTTCGAGGATTTATTACTAGTATTTCTTGAGCAAATAACGCAGGCTTCTTTTTACCTGTAATCGGAGCGTCAAATATTTTTCTTAGCTGTTCTACTTTTTTCCAACAAGTTGTTTGAAATGTTGTCATAGCTTGTTCCTTGCCAAGAGTTTTCTCCGTAATTGATTTTTTATAATTTAGATACTCTTCACGTTTTTGTTTTCGTTCTGCCTTTAACTGTTCTAATTCTTTTTGAACAGCTATATTTGTTTCGTTGATGGTAAAGACTCCTGGAAGGTTATCATAATTCGCAAAATTTTCTTTTATGAAAGTTGTATCATATACAAGCACATCATAGTCAAGAACAGACGTACCTGCATCCCACTGCAAATCGCTTTCATCTTTGACGGCACAGGCAATAGTAGATTTGCCAACACCATTTTTACCATAAAAAAAATTAATAAAAGTTGGTTCTATTACTGTATTAGAAAATGTGGCATCATTTAGTCTAATTTGTTTAATTGCCGATGTCATCTTGGTTGGCATTACTTTTACCCCCTTGACAAACTATTCTTTTATTTTTCCCTTTCTAACCCACTCGTCAACTTCAGAAATCTTAAACTTATATCTTTTTCCTGCTTTATATACCGGTAATTTTCCCTCTTTAATCCATGTACGAACCGTATCTTGGCTTAAGCTAAGGTGTTCAGCAATATCTTCAAGATTTACCCATTTTTCTATTTGTATACTTTCATCATCTTCTCGCATTATATCACCTCCAGAATTTCACTAATTTTTTCTATTACTAGTTAAAGACTAAAAATTTTTATTCCAGCTTCTCTCAAAACTTCTACCATGTTAACTTTTTTAATAGCCCAATGTACCCGATTTAATTCATTAAATGAAGAAGCTTTACCAAATCCTAGCTCTGCAGCAAGTTCATTTAGTTTCTGCTGTGGCACTGGATTCAAGCCCTGATAATATACTTTTATGCCATTATCCTGCACTTTAATATCTGTGAGCATCCCATATACAGCCATATGATCGTCATCAGTTTTACCATATGAATGATTTTCCGTAGCTATTATAGTTGGAAATGTCTTAATTATTGCAATTGCTTCTGGAGTTAATGCTGCATAGGCATTTTTTAACTCTTGGGATGTGCTTTCTGTTATAACTCTAGTCTTATCTAAAAGGAAATGATTTGTCTCATTTAAATCTTCATCCCCAACAACTATAAGATTGTAAAAATCAGGATTAAAGGCTTCTACTCGCTCTTGAATAAAACCACCTTTTGAAGACGGCACATTAATCACATATACAGGTCCGTATTCATTGTTTACGGTATCCACGCGTGCCATTAATGTATTACCGTCGCCCGATATGTTTACAGTAGTCATTTTGGATTCATGTTGTTCTTTGTGTGGAATAGAAGGTGTAACTTTATTTATCATTTTTCTTTCCCCCGAACACATTATTAACCGTGTCTACATGTCCATAAACATTGTTATTATTACCGGTAATGTTTATTACCATTTGTTGAGCAGGTCTAGGATTATTTTCCTTGACTTGCTCTTTTTTATTTATGTCTTCTTCATTAGAAACCACTTCTGCCTCTTCTACATTTTTTGCCTCTACTGGTTCAACTATGGTCACATACGTCAATGAAATATCTTGCCAGCTTTCTCCTACGTTTCCCTCATATACTCTGGGAGCACGTCCTTTTGGAGGACACCATATATCATATGGTTCACGTCCAATATTAGCCGCTTCCTGTCGCATTATAGAATAATGAAATATTCCTAATAAAAATGATTGAAAACAAAAATAACATCTTTCCAATAATTGTTTTTTTGATATATAGCTGCCATCTTCTTCTACATAGAATTTTTGTTCGTCAGGAATAGTTTCGTCTTCAGAGATTAATTCTACGAGGGCCTTAACAAGTTTTTCGTCTTTTTTTATACTATCTTGCACTTGAATAAATTTTTCACAAAATATTGCTATTTCATTTAAAGCCGTACCATAATTTTGTTTAATTTTTAGGTCAAACATCCTCAAGGCATTTATATCTCCAAAAGGAAAATAGGTGCCTCCCTTATTTTTACACTGCTTATAATCAGAAGTATTTCCTTTGATTGTATTCATCATTGATTGTGACGGCTTCTGATAATCTTGAACTATCACACTCGCTAAGGCCATTAGAACGTTAGGTTCTGAAAGACCATCAGAAGCACCCATATAATGCTCTCTAACGCCAAATCTAGGTTTTCGTGCTTCTAGCAGCAACGTGAAAAATGTGCCGCCGCATAATCTGAATTTCACATTTTTTGTCATTTTAAGTACCTCAGCAAAAAAAATACCTACTCTACTAACTTTACTAACTAGAGATAAATAACTTAGCTAACTATTAGATGTTCCTGTGAGAAATCACAGGAGCATTTTTTACTTAGCAATACCCAATAAACCCTACTAAATCATTATAACATCCTACATCATTTCCTTCAATGTATTTCGGGTTATATATGTATCGCTAGTAGAAAGTTTCCTCCTGTGATTAATCCAAAAAATTAATTTACGGAGGTCAAAAAATGACAAACACGAAAAAGCGTTACTACCCCATCCGGACATCGGAGAACCCGAAAAAGACCATTTTAGTTCCAATTACTGAGGAACAATACCGCTCTATTTATCGAAAAATTTGGAGTATCAGGAAGAATGAGCAGGACAATGGACGTTGCATGTGCCCTAAAAAGTTACTTTGGACCTGTGACGGTATGTGCCTCGACTGCAAATTTCATGTTGACAGCAAGGTTATATCCCTGGATAAGCGCATCTCTACTACCAATGATAATAATTTAACACTACTAGACGTACTGGCTGATTCTTCTATTGACACAGGCGATTTTGTAGCTGAAGCTTTAGTGTGCAAGCAACTTCTGAAGCGCCTTGTCGAGTTCATGCCTTCAGCGCCTGAAATAGGTAAATTGCGTTTAAAAGGCTTCTCAGACCAAGCTATTGCGCAAAAGCTCGGTATTCCACGCACCACAATGCTCAGCCAATTAAAACAAGCATTAAATAAGATTATTCAAGAATATCCAGACTTGATTAAGTTCTAAACATAATAAGCTTGAAAACACTTCTCATACAGTGCTTTCAAGCTTATTTTTCATCTGGTAGGCGCCATCCAAACCTTACCAGTTCCTCTGTAAATATTAACTAGTCCTTCTCCATTAATTGCAGAGCTTATAACTGTTCTGCCGGATTTGCCAACAGTAAATTCAAGACTTCTGGACCAGGCCACAGCCATACTACCATCAATCTTTAATTCATCATTATCCAATGTTACTTCTATTAACTCTTCTTTGGGAACAGGACTCTCCAATACAGCCACACCATTTCCTTGTAATGACAGATTAAATAAGCCTTCATTCCCCGCGAGAGAAGCCGACAGAGTCTTACGCATAGCTGTTTTAATGCTTATTTGCCCGTCACAAGCCAGGAACATTCCATCCTCAATAACCATAGATCCCCATTGGTTAATATCTACAAGCAATATGTGCTTATAAGTAGGTTCAAGCATAATCGTACCATTGCCGCTATATTCAGGCTTTACTGTGCTTTCTTTAGTTACCTTAGATGATAACATCTTACCAACTAAATCACCTAGCCCCTTAATGCCTGAGCCGCTTGTAATATTGCCGGCCACCCACTGCATAGCACCACTTTGCAATATAAAGCTATTATCGTTGAGTTCAATCATTACTTGCCTACGCTTAATATTCATTTTCTGAGCAAAATACACGGCTGCTGCATCATCAGGTTGTACGCTTAGATCTGATTGGTATTCCACCACTTTTACGCAACCCATCTGGTCAATTACTTTTACATTACTATTATCTTCTAAATTTGAAATCTTATACATTTGGCGGACCTCCATTGGTTATAATCTTGGTTTAAGTATAGCATATAAGTACACACAAAACAAAAAATAAGGCCATCTACGGACGTTCCGTAAATAGCCTTATAATCATGTTTTCGCTATAAAATTGACCTCGTTAAATGGCCTGTGAGCCGTTTAATTTGGGTGGTTTGATAACTTATACCTAAGGAAAAATAGGTTTAAAGAAATATACACTTTTATCTCCCCACCAATAATCCAATTCCCAACCCACCTAACAAACTCCATACCCTATTTTGCCACAGGACTCTTTTCTGAATCCTGCGTTCTTTTTCTATTTGCAGCCTCAATGTCTCTAATGAGGCCTGCAATATCTGTATTGAGCTTTCGGCTTTCGTGAGCGAGGTCTTGGCACTCGCTAATTCCATCTGAGACTTCCTCAGCTGCTCTTTGGCCAGATTCAACTGCGTCCTCAGCTCTTCTGATGGAGTCTTCAGCGTTTTCAACTTTTCTTCCAGCATCACGAGCAGCACTTCCTGCTGACCTAGCTTCTGTTTCAATTCTGTCCATTGTGCTATCGGCACGATTATCTGTTCCTCGGCCTGACACATAGCACCAAACAATGAACCCCACGAGCAGCAAAAGCAAAGCAATGTAAAAATAACGGTTTTCTCTAAAATACTCTTTGATAGATTCCACAAGTCCATTCCCTCCTCTAATTTACTACGGTCAAGACAACATCAATACCTGCATTGACGCTGGCAATAATTTCTTCAGACATTTCCACGCCTTCTTTGTTCTGCATTCTGAGGCAGCCTAAGGTCTTATACCACCCTTGGTAATCAGCATATGGTTCCGGGCTGTTGGAACCGCCACCGTGAATATCTCGTCCTCTCTCATCACCTGTAGTGATATAAAAATTACCATAAGCAGCGCCATACTTTCCATGGGTTACCTCGGCAGTGATTCCGTGATAGGTTCCATTGGGCAGGCTCTCTCTTTCCTGGCCTTTAGAGTTATAGCCAGGCCAGAAATCGTCACGGCATTCGTAATCTCCCATCTCGTTATAATCTGTATCAAGCATATACATCCTTTGCTTATGTCTTTGAAACTGTATCTCTTTTAACATTCTTTCTCACCTTCCCCCAGCTTAGTTTCCCTCACTGTATTTCTTTCCAGTTCCTCAAATGCATCCGGGATGCCGTCCCCGTCAGAATCTATGAAAGCTTTTCCCAGAAAGCCAACTGCAGCTATGGCCGCAGGCCCTAGGAGCACCTTTACCATCTCTATGATGCTTATTAAGTCCACCTTGCCTACAGCCTTGGCATTAAACACAACTCCCAAAACGAACAAAAAAATAAGCAGCGCATAGATGGCTATGACACTGCAGACAAGCTTTACTGCCGGCTTAGTTAATCTGAATTTCTTTATCTTCTTAACCCACTTCTTTATCATCGGTAACATCCTCCTTGTAGTTTGGCAGGGCATTTATCTCTGCCATTAAGTCATCAATAACCCCATTTGCGCCAAGAGCCTCATAGCTTTCATACGAAGCTACAAGGCTCTCTTTTGCATATATGGGTATCCACTTTTTCTCTTTCACGTAATGGTTATAGGCCTGAATAATCCTGTCCCTAAGGAGGGCCTGTACACCACTTCGTAAGGCATTGCGCTTTCTTTTCCTTATGCGTATTTCAGTGATTATGTATGTCCCCAGCGCCCCTATTACTACGCTCATGACGTTTATTAATATTCCTTCTCCCGTCCTACTCACCTTCTTTCTGCCAGACTAATACCGATCCGACATAGACTTTCACAATTTCCGTGCTACCCACATATATGGCCGTAATAGGCAGACTCCCCACTTTAATCATTAGGCTCCTCCCTTCACCAGATAAACCGTGCCTTCTACCGGTATTTCAGGAATGGCATCTACCACCTGTATGGGAGGAACTGTTATCTCTTTCCAAGAGCTACCTACATACCTATATTCTTTACCGGTAGAACTTACATATGCCCGTAAGCCCTCAAAAGGAAGGCAGTATTCATAACCGCCGTTTAGGTAGTGGGCTACCTGGTCATCTTTTCCTTCCCAGTCTCCCGTGGCACTTTTGGCAATTAAAAAAGCAGCCCCTTCTTCAGGGCTGCCAGGTAGCGAAGTCAGTATGTCTTCAACTGTTAAACTAACAAAAGCGTCAAGCCTATTTAATGCCTCATTTACTGTTACTTCTTTCTGCGACTGGTTTACCTCCAGGTACTCCAGTCCTATTCTTTTGGTGCTGCTCAAATAACCACATCCTTTCCTAGTCCTCTTCCACGGGTTTCGCTTATCTGATAAATTCTTGCAGAATAAAACCCCGTGTCCTTGTCCTGCATTTCTTTGCTGTATGTGAACTTCTGCTCTGTGGACGCTACCGTCCTTAGCACTTTCCCTTTAGCATCTAATATTTCAATATCATAAACCTCAGTGTTCTCAGACAAAGGCACATCAGAATAATCCTTCCAGGCGCCGTTCTTTCTTGTCCTGCGTTTCCATGATATATTGCATTCCCCATTCTGCCACTTGGCTTTTAATGAGCAGACGCTCCAGGGCCTTGCCATTATCGCCTGCGGCGTAAAATCATAATCCTTATAGCTCTCGTTTAATACAGAACTGTTCCTGGGCCCGATCCTTAGTTTTACGTTTGTGTACCAGTCGCTTACCGCTATGGGCAGGGCAGATACGCCAGTTGTGGTGATAAGGACGAAACGCTCTCCTGCCACGTGACTGCTCACCATATGTTCCGTGCCGTTTCTGCCGCGCAGCAACCCCTTCAGCCTATAGGTATTTTCCCCTATAAGCTCAGCGTTCCTGAACTGGATTACTTCTTCCCCCAACACAGCCGCATTGGCAAAGTTCAGTACTTCTTCCTTTGTATGACTCTCTAAAACCCCTGCCACGAGTTTCACGTCTACAGTATGCCCGTTGTCCCAGTACTGAGGCACTCCTTCCGGCAAAGTCGTTACAGCTTCTCCAAATACCCCTGCTCCCGTAAAAGTCATCTGGTGCTCGTAGCTTATGCCGTTGTCATAAGACCTGTAGACATTAGCTCCATAAAAACTCTTAGCCCCTATGGCTATGTAAACATATTCGTCACTGCTTGACGTGTCCTGAGGCACTTTAGGAAAATCTAATATATAGGCAAAGACTTCGCTAGGCATAGACACTATTGTTTCCGGCACTTCATCTACCGGCCTTGATACCACAGTGTAGTTACCTGCGTTCACGTTATTGGCTGAGATCACGTTAAGCCCCGGCCTGCCAAAGTTAGACTTTGTTACCACGACCAGCTGCTCACCTGTGTCGTCCGGCAGATCAAGCTGCAAAATATCTCCCGGCAGGACAAAGCCGTATTTCATGGGCAGTTTAAACTCATAGCTTGTCCTTGCCATCCACAGTTCATAAAGGCGCATCTCTGCCACTGACTTCGCCACGCTGTCACTCATTACCACGGAAGTAGACATGCTCTCTTCTGTTATGGCACCCGTAAGCTGCCTATACCCGGTCTGTGAACCCGTCTGGTAGTCATTATCCTTGGATAGGTAGGAAACCGTGAGCCTTTTAGGCAGTTCCATATCATACTTGGTGGAAATCTGCAACGGTTCATCAGATGGCTTGTTTTCATATGCCCCTATTTCTCCTGATGACACGGCCACCACATTAGAAAAATTCCTGGGAGCAAAGACCAGCTTGCCAAACCTCTCTGCCCCTTCGAAAATATGAACCACTCTCAGTTCTTCCATCTGTTCCCTGAAGGTCTTACTGCCACTGCGCAAAAAGCCTTCTACGTTTATGCCACCTAAAGCAGAAGCATCCACATCCTGCTGCAAGATAAGCCCCGCGTCTTCGCTTATCTCTTCCACTATTTCTTTAAGGTTCGTCTTAGGGAACTGTACCACAAAGCTAAAGGTCGGTATCCTGTTGCCAAAGTCCGTAAGGACCATGTTGCGAAACACTATATACGCAAGACCCCTATAGGCAGGAACCTTACCCGCCCCTTCTATTGCTTCCATAAAGTCATCCGGTAACTGGCTGTCAGATCCGTTATATAACCTATAGTCCACATCACTTAAGGATATGGAGTTCCCGTCTGCCCAGACATCGCTTATGCCTACTATAGGCCCCCTTGCCAGTGCTATGGCAAAGGACGCAGAATAAGTATAAGTCGTGGTCGTTGTCTTACTTCCTCCGCCTCCTTTGCCACCGGATGACGTGGTTGTTTTCTTGATGTGCTCCGTAAACTTAGTGCCCCAGATAATGTTTCCCGTAATGCGTACTTTGCCGTAGCCTTTGTTTATGGCGCTGCCTACGCTGCAGGTCTGAATGTTAAGGTCGCTTACCTTCCCTTCGCTCACCTGGTTGGCAGGAGTTAAAGCCGACACTATGTAGCTGTCCACGATGCTCGCTCCTGCCATAAGGAGAAATGAGGCAAAAAAGCTCATGGGATTTGCTGCCAGAAACAGTGACGCCGCTACTGTTGCCATTAGTCTTCCACCTCTTTGAACTCAAAAGCCGTCCTGAGACGCTTTTTCCAGAAATTATCCAGATTACTTACTATGACCTTGCCCACGTCCATATCGCTGTGAATGAACTTTTCCCTGCCAAGATAAATCCCGATGTGGTGGCAGACAAAGCTGGGACGGTAAGAAAAAAGCAGGATATCTCCTGCCTTAATATCTTCCAGCTTCTTTTCCGTCATTATTTCTTTGCAGGTGTTATATAGACGTTCCTCTTTTTTGAATAAATGCCAGGTTGCCGGATAATCCATGACTTCTACCTTTGTTCCCGTAAGGTTGGCGTAAACACCTCTTGCCAGTCCTGCGCAGTCACACGCCACCTGTTTTCTGGCCTGCTGGTGCTGCCACTTGGTCCCAGCCCAGCCTTCTGCTTCTTTTACTATCTCGCTTCTTTTCATTTAATCACCCCACTTATATGCTCCTACCCTTACGTCTTCTCCTTCTGCAACAATGTTATCAGAACTGCTCACGGGATAGCTTGCCGCATAAGAATTCCCGATTATATACGGCTCCCCTCTAAAATTAACCAGGTTGTTAAACCTTGACCTGCAAGTGGTGGCATTCCCGTCACAGCCTGCCGCTATGTTAAAAGTATCCCCCGGAAGTATCCCATAGGGCATCGGGAGGAACAATTCTGTTTTTCCGTTAGCATAATACTTTTTTACTTCCATCTGCATACCTGCGTTTTTCCCGGTAACCCATGTGATCACACCATAAGAATAAAAGTCTTCTGCCTGCCTCAGGTTCATGACGAAACTCCCGTCATCCTGGATGCCGGTAACAGCTCCTGCATGTGTCCAGTTGGGAAGGTAAATACCGCACTCACTGCTGCCAAGGTGCGTTCTGCAGGTCTTTTGGTATACCTTGCCCGCCTGCTGCTGGTACGCCTCCATAAGGCCCCGTATTTCTGCCGTAAAGCCGTTCTTCCCATAGTTCACTTCTCCCAGTGTTCCTTTACGCATGAGGAATATTTCATCTTTGGTGTTCTGGTAATTTATAAGAAACACCTCAATAGCAGCATCGGTATATAAACCCTTGCGGAGGTCAACTGCCGTCAAAGAATCACTTCTCAGCATGCCTTCCGCGTCAAGGTTGTCCACTGCCATATCTCCTGAAGTGGAAACAGCCGTCGGTGCAAACCCTGTGGCAGCCTTATACACCAGCCCGTCATATGTTATGTCCTCATCATGGGAAGTAAAGCCTAAGACCATACCGTCTTTCCTTGTTATCTTCCAGCACCAGGCGCTGTGAACTATCTCGTTTTGCATCCAAGGAATACCGTAAGGCTGCTCCACGGTAAGGATTATGGTGAAGTTCTCGGTCATGTGGGCCAGGGTAACAAAGCAGATACGGATAAAGTCTCCGCAGACTTCATTATCTACAGCTGTATTTATGAGCCTATGCATTTTTACCCTAAGGCCGCCCGGAGTATATATCCGTTCTATATCCCCTGCCTTCTCATCGTCTGCTGCCGTGCCGATAGCTCTGTCCATAGTGACTTTAAGACCGCCGAACGAATATATCCTCTTGGCATCACCTGTTATTTCCTTATCTCCTGCTGAGTTTATTTCTTCCAGCATCCTGATGGTCAAAGGCTCAGAGCTATACACCCTTTTTATGTCCCCCGCCTTTTCTCCAATCTCTGCCTCATTTATGCCAAGAACCATGCCTACGCTAATGGTCTCGCTCATGATACCGCATCCTCTACATAGGAAACGGAGAAAATGTCTGTGAGTCCTGTGGAATCAGAAGCCTTGGCAGCAATACAGAGAACAACCATCACGTTTGTGTTTTCTACAGTAAGGCCAAAAGTACTGGAATAAATACTGTTGGCGACAAAATAGTTCGCTGCCATAATGGCTTTAAACGTATCTAGGTCGCTGACTGAGTTATATGAATTGCTGCTTTTATACATGGTGAGAAACGAGACGTCGGCAATTGTCATAATCTGCAGATTGGTGGCCTTAAACCCTGTCTCGCAACGAAAACAGATAGGCACAATAGCGCACCCGGTACTGTTATAGCTTGCATGGCTATTTGTCATGATGCCCTTTAGTGTCGTTGCATCCGTTATTTCTTCTCCGTCCGTGCCACCCGGCGTTCCATTCAGATAAAGCTTAAGATGCGCCATTATAACAACTCCTTGCGTATATTTTTGTGGTAAGGTCAGGGCTGTTGTCCTCGTCCCCGCTGGCAGAAGCCAGTATATCCAGCTCTACATTGGTATCTCCCACAACACCCAGAGCCACTATCCCCCGATAAAAGTATTCGCCATTAAATTTTAAATAATCGCCATAGCCGTAATCTCCTCCGCCATTTCTAGCAACGCAATTCTTAAAATAATATTTACGCGCGGTATTTCCCCGAATCTCAATTTGTACAAGGTAGTAGGTTTCCCCTGCATCGGCCCTTATAAAGATCGGGACTTTCTTGTATAAGGTCACTCCTGCTGCCGGATAAAAACCGTCAAAAAGGACGGGGTTCGTGAAATCGCCGTTACTGATTTCTTCCCCGTCCTGAGAACCTTTTGTTCCATTCATATAAAAATGTAGTGTCAAGCTACACACCTCCAAAATAATCCAAGTTTAAATAATTGCTTGTGTTATCCCCATAGTCTGCATCTTCAGGAATATCGCACTTTAAGAAAAACAGCACATTTCCTCCTGCTATATATGGGATGTCGAACCTGTCACTCCAGCTTTCCCCATTCAAGGACACAGAGAACCATTCCTTCTGCGGACCGTCAAGGGTTCCTTTTACAACCAAGGCAGGCTTGGATGCTCCTATGGTACGCAAGGCATAGGTAGATATCACAGGGTTTCCCCTGGTTCCTTTTAAGGCCAGTTTCCTTTCATTGGTAATAAGGTCGCCGTCAACATCTCCCGCCGTGACCTCACCACCATAAATACTTAATACGCTCATGTTGCCTCCTAAAACTTTAGTTCTATCAAGGGTATATCCGTCCAGCCTGCCGCTTTTACCAGTTCCCAGTTAGCAGTCATGGAATCTGTGTCAAAGCGAACCGGCACGTCAAACTCAAATGATGCCAGAATGAGCTTATTAACAGCCGGTGCCTCATTAAATGTTACCCTTCCAGTTGTGTAATCACATAACCAAGTGAATTGCTGTTCTTCGCCTTCCTTGTTTTTCCTTATTTCCATAGCCCTTTGCCAGGTTAATTCTTCATCCTCGGCTATATCTACTAAATAAATATGCAGGCTGCCTTGGATAGGCTTTAGTATCTTCCTCTCCTTGGCAATCCACAGTTCCTCGTCTATGTAGAATTTTCTGAGCTGGAATGTTCTTGTGGCTCCGTCTGCTCTGCCTAAAAACTCTCTATCTCCTTCATGGTCGAAATAGTCATAAAAACGGAACCCATAGGCTTTGCCGCACCTGTTGTGGAAAAAGGTCAGGAGCTTATAAAACTCTCCTTCTTCTTTTACCCCCAAGGAAACACTGCCGGAGCATCTTGGATATGTCCAGTTAACATTCCTCTGCTCCGCCCCGTTTGGCATGGTCACTATATCTGTGCTGTAGCTTGGCCCAAAGGTGGAACCTGCCCCAATGCTTAAGGGAAAGCGAACCTCATGAAATAATGCTCCCATTACGTGTTCCTCCTTCCGCGCGCTACCATGCCTGCAAGGCTAGAGCTAATCTGTGCTCTTGACTGTTTGAAGCTTTCTGCGTCAGGAGTAGAAACGTACATGTTGATGCTGCTGCCTCCCATCATAGCCTTTGTGTCCTTGTTATTAAACACCCTGGACAGGCTGTTAAACTTCACGAGTTCCGGTCCTTCTTCTCCAACAAGAGTAAGACCACTCACTACGCCTCCTCCTGCTGCGGCTCCAATAGAAATAGAAGGTCCTGCAGACACATAACTGTCTAACCCGCCCGTAAGATTAAGCCCGCCTCCGCTTACGCTTATTATGCTGCCAAGGAGGGAATTATTCTGTGGCATTATGGACTGGAACATCCCCATGGTAACCCTTGCCGCTGCCCACTTAGCCACCATCTCCGCCACCATAGAAATAAATGAACTTAAAAGGTCGGCAAAGGACTCTTTGAGGCTAGAAGATCCTGTAATTACTCCCTTAAAAAAGTCAGCGAAAGAATCTGCCACATCACCCACGCCACTCTTAAAAGAATCGGAAAAAGTTGTATGAGCTTCTTTCCATAAATCGTAGTACTGATCTATGAAGCTCCTGGCATTTTCTTTTCTAAGCTCCGTAAGTGCCTGCTCAGAAGACAATACCTCCTGCATCATGGCAAGGTCTGTTTCTTTTCTTGCCTTGGCAAGGTCATCCTCAAATAACTTTGTTGCCATGTTAAGGCTTTTAATCTTCTCCTGCTTTTCTGCTTCTATAAGTACCAGCTCACTGGCTATCTGCTGTGAGAAACTGACCTTGCCTTTTTCTGTTTCCTCAAAGGCTATGCCGTTTTCTGTCCAGGCTGACATCATGGCACCTTGCTCAGGTACGCTTGCCTTGGCAAATTTAAGAGCCATATCCCGGTATTTTCTTTCCAGCTCAACGGCATATTTATCTGTTTCTAAAAGCAGCTCCTGATAATCTTTCCTTACGCCCTCAAGTCCTAGTAGCTTATTTCTTTCGGTAAGATCCAGAGCTAAATCCTGGGCGCTGTCATTTATGCGATTTAATGTTTCTTCCCATTCCAAGGTTTTTGCCCTGAGGTTATCTATACTTTCCCTTGCCCCGGTAAAGTAGGAGCTGGTGGCAATATACCCCGTAACTCCCCCAAACATATCCTCAGGGCTTTGGGATGATTCCCATACCCCATTATGAGACTCGCCGTTTTGAATGGTCCCGCCATTTTCCGTGACCATAGTGGCATGCCAGCCGTCGTTTACTATGGCTATGTCCCCTGCCTGAGCCTTATAGGAACTGTCACGCCAAAGTCCTTCTTTTTCAGCAATGGCACGGGCAACGTCCACATCTATTACCCCTTCAAAGGGAGTTCCCTCTAAAGCCATGCCTATGGTTCTCATGCAGTTCGTGCCATCCTGGGCATAATAGGAAATCTTACCCTGCAGGGCGCGCATCTTATCCACTGCGATCTTGCCGTTGTTAGTTGTGGTGGCAATCTTAGACACGTCTTTGGCTATGCCTTTGGTGAGAGTCTTTTGCTCACTGTCTGCTCCCGTACCCTTAAGGCCAGTAAAAGTGCTGTCCAGACTATTTCCCACATTAAAACTCTTTATCTTATCCAAAGAGCCGGACAGCTTATCTTTTGTGTCTGCCCATGCCTTATCCATGCCAATAGAATCTGCCGCATTTTTTAAGGCTGACTGATTAAGGCTTTGGGAGCTTAGCTTAACTCCCTGCGACACGGCAGCTGTCCAGTTCTTTATGGTATCCGTCATACCGAAGAACTCCATTATGGGTTTAAGGTATTCCAGCATATCCTTGGCAAAGTTCCAGATGGACAGGCTTATGGCATCCACAAAAGTTGAGGTGGTAGATTTCATCCATTCCCAGGTGTTAAACCAGAGATTACCCAATTCGTCCGTAGTTGCCATGATAAGGGCAAAGGCCCCGCCGATCACCGCTGCCGCTAAGATAACTGGAGCAGATATGCCTCCTATGGCAAGAACAGCGGCCAGTGCTTTTGCGGCTAAGGCTACCAAAGCCGGAACTGCAATGGTCACAATGACGGCTCCTAAAGAACCGATGAGGACTATGGCCTCAGGAGGCACCATCTGTAATATTGCTTCCCTTATCCCCAGCTTTTTAACAGCTGCGGCAAAACCGCTTATTACCTCCGTGGTTTCCTTCAGGTGTTCCTTGATATTGAGTCCCTCGGTAATAGACTTTCCTATGTCACGCATGACGCTTTCCGTTCCGTCTTTAATGTTACTCACCATACCGTTTATTTCTTCAGACAGGCCTTTCATCCCGCCTTTAAAATCTTTCTGCATGCCTAATACCACAGCGTTGATAGCCGTGGTACTATCCACCGCTCCTTTACGCATCTTATCCATGACACCCGGTATATCTGTTCCCAGATAATCTGCCAGATACTGATAAGCATTTACGCCGCGCTCAGCAAGCTGTAGCATTTCTTCGCCCTGAGCCCTGCCCTTGGCTTTCATCTGTGACAGGGCCATGAGCATTCCGTCTATGCCTTCCTGCCCGCTGCCTAACATGGCAGCCGCGTCACCTACGGCAGAAAGAATAGGTATTACGTCTTCCACGTCAAACTTAAAAGCCAGCATTTTCTTACTGGCCTCTGTTAATCCTTTCAGTTCAAAAGGAGTCTGGGCCGCAAACTGGGTAAGGTCTTCTAAGTGCTTCTGTGCTTTGTCTGAACTGCCTAAGAGCACATTAAAAGCCTTCTTCGTAGCGGCAAAGTCGGCAGACATCTTAACCGCTGCCACACCGAAAGCGCCTAAGGCTGCGGCAGCAATGCCTAAGCCCTCGGCAAATTTACGGCTCATGTCGTAGCCGTTCTTGCCCAGTGTTTTCTTAAGGGTCTTTTCCACGTTTCCCATCTGAGCTGCAAAGTTCTGGATATTCGCCCTTACGAATACCGTCATTGTTTTACTTGCTACTGACATCTGACCCGCCTCCTTTGAGTTTTGTCTTCAGAAAATGTAATTCATCTTCCAGTTCGTCTTTCGTCTTTTCCTTCTTTGGCTTCTCCTTCTCAGGCCCAAAGCCTATAAGGTCCTGCAATGAAACCGCCTTCTTTAAGTTACAGCCGCAGGCGTTGATAAGAGCGACAAGCATCTGGGCCTGTAAGATATATTCAGACTTCTGCTTCTCAGCTTTTTTCTGAAAGGCGCATCTTAATTCCGCGACTGTATACTTTCCTGTTTCCCAGGGCCTAAGTCCCAGTTCCACAAGGGCAGCAGGCTCTATTTCTTTTCTGTATTCACTGCAGGACCAGGCGGGTTTCCCTCGCTATTATCCTCGTCCTTGTCTTCTTTAAAAATCCCCGCCTCAACCAAGGCCTTGTTAATCTTTAAGGAAAGCTCCTGTAAAGAACCACCTCCTTCTATGTACTCCTGCATCATGAGGCCTGTACGGTCTAGGGTAAGGCCCTTAATCCTGTGCTTTAGCCCGCCCCACAGCATGGCACGGATTAGGGAAAAGCCAAAGAAGGCAGGATTCGCCAGCATGGTTAAAAGGCTCCTGCCCCCGAAAACAGTCTCAATATCTGTTACTGCGTTTATGTCATAACGGAGAGGCCTTTCCTCCCCGCCCAATGTGATATAAATAGTTTTCATCTAGTATTTCCTCCTATGCCGTTTCCTTAACAGGCTTGCCTATGCCGGATAATGTGAGTGTATATGTTGCCACGTCATTATGGGGAGAAGATTCGCTTAAATCTGTGATGGTTGCTTTCCCCGACCAGGCAGAGCCGTCTTTTCTGGAATACTTAACCATTACATAGGTTCTGTTCATATAGCATTCGTCAAGCTTGGCATAGGCCGCATCATTTTCCAAGATTAACGCGTCTGCCTCAATGCCCCAGCTCCTAAGGCCCGGAATAGTATCTTTCCACCCCTCGCTTGTTTTGGAGCTGGCATCTATCTCGTCAGCCTGTCTTTTAAAAGTGGCGCTTCTCTGTCCTCCCAGTACCTGATAACTTGGTTCAGTGTCTGTGCCCGTGTTCACGGAAATCAAAAAATCTACGCCATCTACCGGTGTTCCGCTCATTGTCATTCCTCCTTGAAAATTAATAGTCTAATATTAAAAACACACTCCCTGTAGTCTTCTAACCTGTCTACAGAGCCTTCCTCAATGCTTTGCTTTATTACCTTCATGCCTTCCGGCAAAACTAGCTTATCCTTAAAAAGTTCGTATAGCTCATCCGCTATAAGGTTTACTTCCTTATCCCCTTTGTAGTCCGAATAAACCAGCACCTCGCAGGATACTTCATACCCCTTGCTGGTCTTGGTGTCCCAGGGCAGGCTTGTTGTTTCGCCCAGCGCTATGTACGGTCTTTTCTTATTGGGCATTACACTGTCATACACGGGGCATGCCGTTATAAGTTTTAACCTCGCGAACAATGTTCTGTTAATATCCTGCAGGTTCATTTGTCATCCACCACATCCTTAATGGCCTCTATAAGCTCCTTCTGCACTCTCGGCAGGACTTCTTCCCTTGCCTTGTCCATGAACTTCTTAGCCTTGATGCCCCGCTTTGTACCGTACTCATGAAAGTGAGCCAGGTAGGAATAAGCCTTGGTCATATAGCCATCACCTGTCTTGCACTTTTTGATACGGATGCTCTTCCTGAGTTTGCCCGTCTCTTTGGGTGCCCGTTTCCTACCTAGCGTCCTTACCTCCTGGGCGCCGCTTTTACAGATCTCCATGACCTTGTCAGAAGATTTCAGCTTTGCCATCTGAAAGAAAGACAGAGTCCTTTCGTAGCCTTCGATTTTTATTTCTGAATAGCTCACTTGTCTGCCTCCCTTACCAAGATTTTTAAATACCTGTGCTTTTCCATGATGTCTATAGCCGTGGCTATCTGCTCAAACACCCTGTCGCCAAAAACAATCCGGTCCGTATATAGAGTGTCCCGCCTAAACCGGATGGTTATCTCAAAATCGGCAAAAGATACTTCTTCTTCTGCCTCCCATTCCTTTTTAGCCGTCTTGTTCACGACTTTGGCCCAGACCGAGGCGTATGTCTCATACTTTTCCTCATAGCCTCCGGACTCATCGTCCTCTTTTATTAAGTGCTTAAGTTCAATCCTGCTGTTTAACTGTCCTGGGTTCATTCCTACCACCCGACTTTCCTGTATGGCCTTAAGAGAGTAAGTACCGCATCCGGGATATCCTCACCGCTTCGTTCCTCATAGAAATGCTCCGTCACGAGGATAATGGCAAGCCGTATGGACGGCTCCATTGTTTCTGCTGTTACTTCCCACTTTAAGACATTATTCACGTACTGCTGAGCCAAAAGAATAAGGGAGGAGATGAGACCGTCCTCCCCATCCCCGTCAACCCTTATGTACTCCTTTGCTTCAGCTACTGTTACCAATAGCTCAGCCATTTTATTCCTCCTTAAGCTTCATAATCTTAACGGCTTCGGGAAGTACTAACTTGCCATCCACACGTTCCTTAGCCACGTAGGCAATCATGCCGTTACCGGCAAACAATTCACGTAATTCGGAGATAGAACGGGTTCCTCTGTCACCGATGTTGTAGTAGCTATAGTCACCGAAAGCAATGGCCTTTTCAGGAGCGAAAGCAGAGGTATTTACAGGATAGCCCAAAATCTTGTCAGGCTCTCCTGCCTGATAGGAAGGCTGCCACATGTATGCTCCGTTATTGTCCTTCAGCTTACGTACAGTAGCTAAAATCTGGTCATTCAAGATAAAGGACGCAGTCTTTCTGTAGGGACGCTTTAAGGCATATACCAGGTCAAGCAAGTCATCGGATTTAATGGCTGCGGTCAAGGTAGCTGCCACATCTCCACCTCCTGTTGCTGCGAAGAGTCCCAACGGTTTACCTGTGCCATCACCGTTTAAGAAAGCATCTTCTTCTGCATTGGCCAGAGCCTTACCAAATTCGGTAATGATATAGTTGTCAAGATTGAAGGCATTGTCGTATAACAATTCCTCAGTAATCTTAATGGCTACATGGAGCTTATGGGCATCCAGTAAAATCTGACTGAATGTAGCAGTTCCGAAAGATAAGGCGCCGCCTTCTTCAATCCATGCTGCGGCAGGTTTGGTAGCAGCGATGTTAATCTTATGCTCACCGCTAGTAGTCAGACTGTGGCCTAATTTACGCATGATGTTCTCTTCGTTCAGGATGTCGATAATACGCTTGTCGTATTCCTCAGGAACCAAGTAACCACCATCTGCATCCACGCCTTCCTGCAAAAGATTGCTGACCTGCTTAAAGTTTGTACGCATGGCTTTTAACAAGTCATGAGCGTAACCTTTTCTTGTTCTGGCAGGCTTCATCTTTTCATCATCTTCCCCTTGTCCGGGTTTGCCGGTGATAGGACTGTTGATGGGTTTAGCCAATTCCTTATCCAATGCTTCCTGTCTTTCCATCCGCTGAATTTCCTTGCCTAAGTCATCGATGTCTTTCATCATACGGCCATAGGTGGCATCATCCTCAGCAGTAAGTGTGCCTTTTTCTGTTCTATGGGATTCCAAGAATGCCTTGGTGGCTTCCCACGCTTTTGCTCTTTTTTCTCTCAATTCAATAATGTTCATAGTTTAATTCCTCCTCAAATGTGATGTTTCAGTTTATTAAGTTCAGCTAGGCAGTCATCTACCGAGCGTTCCTTTGGTTTGGGTGCCTCGATATGGCACATTTTCGCAATCTTATTTTTAAGATTGTTCATTAGCACTGTTTTAGAAAACAGCATAGAAATCTGAGGCGGTTCATACCCGTCATCATAATTTCGTTTCATCATTTCGTCTGCAAAGCCAAGTTCCAAAGCTCTGTTCACATTCATGAGGTACTCATCATCCATGAGATGTGCAAGCTTTGTTCTAGACAATCCCGTCTTAATTTCGTAGGCATTGATAATGCTTTCTTTTACTTCGTTTAACATATCTATGGCCTTCTGGAATTCCGCGCTATTCCCCATAGCGACAGTAGAAGGATTGTGAATCATCATTAATGACACTGGTGACATCAGCACCTTATTTCCAGCCATAGCAATAACGGAAGCCGCGCTTGCAGCAATGCCGTCAATCTTTACTGTGACCTTCCCTTTATATTCCATAAGCATATTGTAGATTTGGGCTGCAGCTACACAGTCACCGCCGGGAGAATTAATCCAGATGGTAATGTCACCCTCTTCTGCCATAAGCTCATCCCTGAAGATTTTAGGTGTTACTTCATCGTCACACCAACTTTCCTCTGCAATAATGCCGTTCAAAAATAAAATCCGTTCTTGGACTTCATCTTTTACCATTTTATTTTTCCAACTCCAAAATTTATTCATTGGTTCCTCCTTTAATTGCGTCTTTAATCTGAATCATGTTCCCATTAACGAGATACAGGTTTCCGCCCTCTTCCTCAGGTATCTGGTCTAGGTTCTCCAGTTCCCTGATGTCATTGGCGCTCATCCACCCGTTCTGCCTTGCCACGGCATAGCCGCTCATACGACTCTGGTAATCTCCCCTGAGCAGACCATCCACATTGAACTTAATGAAATATGACTTCTTCGCTTCTGGAGTCAGAAGGCTCCGCACCATGGATTGTTCCCAACGGACTAGCCAAGGCTCCAATGTGTACTTCACAAATTCCAGAGATTGCTGTTCTATATTAGAAAAGCTCGATTTCTCAAGGTCTCCCACCATATGGGGAGGAACCCGGAAAATTCGAGCTATCTCGTTAATCTGAAATTTTCTTGTTTCTAAAAACTGTGCCTGTTCAGGTGAAATACCTATGGGAGTATATTTCATTCCTTCTTCCAGCACCGCTATCTTGTGGGAATTGCCGCTACCCTGGTATACAGAGTTCCAGCTTTCCCTTACCCGTTCAGGGTCCTTTACTATGCCGGGATGCTCTAAGACACCGCCGGGAGCTGCACCGTTAGCAAAGAACTTGGCTCCGTACTCCTCACAGGCTATGGCCATGCCAACAGCATTCTTAGCCATTGCTATAGGCGAATAACCGATAATACCGTCAAAACCAAGACCTGGAATATGCAGTACATCCCGTGGCGATAAGACCACAATGTTGTCTTTGTTAATTTTCGCTTCGTCCAGCCCATGATAGTATTGGTAATATAGCCTTCCTTGTGAATCCCTATCCACTGTCATGCGGTTTGGCATTAAGGGGTACAAGGCCACAACTTCACCTTTGCCGTTGCGGATAATCTGTGCGTAGGCATTACCCCAAAGTAAAAGATGCGTCATGAGCGTCTCCCGAAAAACAAAGGAAGTCATCTCCGGGTTCGGCTCATCGTGGAGCAAAAAATACAGCGAATTGCCTAACGCCTTTTCCTTGCCACCACTGTCCTTGTACTTATACATATGCAGCGGCAATCCTGCCACGGCTTCCGCCAAAATTCTGACGCAGGAATATACCGCCGTCATCTGCATGGAAGAACGCTCTGTTACCATCTTGCCGCTTGAGGAACTCCCCCAGAAGAAGTAATGACTTAAGCTGTTCTTAGGTTTATCCCTTGATTTGAAAATCTTGCTTATTAAGTTGAAAATCTCGACCACCTCCTAATTTTTGGGTATAAGAAAAGGACGTCCTATTAAGAACGCCCCAACATACAATTATTATTACATTATGAAATATCCTATTACAGCCACTATTGTAATAGGAATTAAAACATAACCAGCTAAAACTTGAGGAAATCCAAAAAAAAAAAATAACGTAAATTAAAGTTGAAATCTTCAGTGAAGTTTGAAGTATATTAATTTCCGATTTTCCTATTTTTTTCAACTGCTGCTTTTTTAAAAGAAAGGCTAAAGTTGCAATGAACGGGAAAGTCATTACCGTAGAACCCAGTGCTTTAAACGATGCATAGTAAACAGGAGATGAAACTCCAAAGCTTGAATGACCCAAGTCGTAGCAAAATCCAAAACCAAACACAAAAACAAGCAGAACACCCGCCATCTCATAAAAGGTTTTGCTTTGACGTTTTTTGATTGGTTCATTTGTTTTTTTGCTATTTTCTAGTATTTTATCAAAAGCTGCATTTTGTCTATTATCTATTTCGTTTGCATGGCAATTATCAACTATTTTTTCTCTTCTGACCTTTTTACATTTACATTAGCTTTCACCGAATTATCTTTTTTTTAACATCAATGGTTTTACAAACACATACAGGACAAAACAAAGAATCTTCAGGTATTTCATTTCCACATTTTCTGCAAAACATAAATACACCCCATTTGTTTTATTTTAAAACAGAAAATAAGCTATTACCGAAATAACAGTAATAGGAATTATAATATATCCCACTAAATATTGGGGCAATCCCATAAAAAAAGCCGCAAGAAAAAGCAGACTTATTTTTAGAGATTCTTTTACAATTGGGATATTGCCACTACAACCTTTTTTCAACCGATATTTTTTTAATAGAAACACTAAAAAAATAATAAAAGGAAATACCATAACTGTTGCGCCTAATGCGTGTCCTATGCCCCATGCAATCTTGTTCCCCATTTGTTTTTCCCTTTCACGTTGCATTTTAATTACAATTATAACCTAACAACGTGGTTCTTTACAACACCAAAAGTCCTCTTCCATCATAGACAGAAGTTCCACTGCCATCATTTCTCAACGCTCTGTCTAATGCCATGATAGTCGCCACGGCACCGTCTATCTTCTCCGTGGACTTTTCTTTATCGGCTTTAATATTGCCGGCAGGGTCCGTCCGAATGAAGATGTTATCCATCATCCAACGGAGAACTGGATGCCCGCCATGAGCAAGTTTCTGCTCCAGTGTCAGCTTCATGAGTTCTTTAGTTGGTGGTGACATATCCTTATATCCCTGGCCAAAAGGCACAACAGTGAAACCCATGCCCTCAAGGTTCTGCGTCATCTGAACGGCACCCCAACGGTCAAAGGCTATTTCTTTTATGTTGTACTTCTCGCCCAGTTTTTCAATGAACTGCTCTATGTAGCCATAATGCACCACGTTCCCTTCTGTAGTCTGAATGAAACCTTGCTTCTGCCAGATGTCATAAGGCACATGGTCACGCCTTACCCTAAGGTCTAACGTTTCCTCAGGTACCCAGAAGTATGGCAGGATTATATATTTATCGGCTTTGTCCTCTGGAGGAAACACAAGAACGAAAGCCGTTATATCCGTAGTGGAAGATAAGTCCAGACCGCCAAAGCAAATGCGACCTTCCAAGTCTTTTTCATTTACCGGGAAAGCACAGGCATCCCATTTGGTCATTGGCATCCAACGAATGGACTGCTTTACCCATTGGTCCAGTCTCAGCTGTCTGAAAGAGTTCTCCTCACCCGGATTTTCTTTAGCTGACTCACATGCCGCGACTACCTTATCCATTCCAATAGTTATGCCAAGAGAAGGATTAGCCTTCTTCCACACCTCAGGGCTAGTCCAGTCATCTGCTTCGTCAGCACCGTAAATAACTGGGTAAAAAGTCTTATCGTGTTTGCGTCCCACCAAAATATCCTTGGCCTTTTGATGTGTCTCATAGCAGATGGAATTGGTATCCGTTCCGGCTGTGGTTATGAGGAAATACAGAGGCTGCATACGGGCATCACCAGAGCCTTTGGTCATAACATCAAAGAGCTTTCTGTTTGGCTGTGTATGCAGCTCATCAAAGATAACCCCGTGAATGTTAAAGCCATGCTTGGAGTATGCCTCAGCAGACAGAACTTGGTAAAAGCTTTTAGTGGGCAAATAAATAAGCCTCTTTTGGGAGGCCAGAATCTTAACTCTTTTATTTAAGGCAGGACACATTCTTACCATATCAGCAGCCACATCAAATACGATAGTAGCCTGGCCACGATCTGCAGCACAGCCATAAACCTCGGCTCTCTGCTCCCCGTCTCCACAACACAAAAGAAGTGCCACTGCAGCGGCAAGCTCAGACTTTCCGTTTTTCTTTGCTATCTCAATATACGCCGTGTTGAACTGCCTGTACCCATTTGGCTTAAGTGTACCAAAGAGGTCGCGTATAATCTTTTCCTGCCAGTCTATAAGTTCAAAAGGTTTCCCCGCCCAGGTGCCTTTGGTATGGTGTAAGCATTCTATAAAACCAACCGCATAATCTGCGGCAGCCTTATCATAAACGGAGTCTTCAGCCATGAACTTCGTAGGCTTATATTTTTCTAGCTTTTTCATCACTTCAACGGCCTCCCCTCCCTTCGGGCATAAAAAATAGCCGCTTCTCAGCGACTCTACGAGATACAGAGCCTTAAGGCCCTGTGTCTTTTTTGTTTAAAAATATTTAGCAAACTTCTTTTTCAGCTTCCCTTTTTCTGTGTATGGGCATTCCCACTTCTTAGCTTTATCAGGCAGGTAGCCATCTTCAATAAGGGAGTCAAGCACATCTTCCCAGATGGTTTTCATTGAGCCCTCATCCTCGCTGCCCGGCTCCCAACCGGAACCTTCAATGTATTCCTTCCAGAAGTTCCTTATCATGTACTCTTTCGTAAGTTTCTCATCGTTCATAATAAGCTTCCTCCTATCCAATGATGATTTTGATTGCGGGAATCTGCTCATGCTTGCCCGTTGCAATGTCCGTCCAGCGTTTATTGACCTTTGTGAGTCCGTCCATCTTGCAGCCTAGCTCTTCAAGTTTTGCTAAAACATTAATAAGTCCTGAGAATGTGCTGCTTATTGTGATGTGACCTATGTTATTCTCCTTGCAAAATGCAATTATTGTCTCTGTATCATGCTCCCAAATAACATCCCCGAAATTAAGTGTTTCATTCTCTGCTTCCATACTTTCATTGTATGCCCAGTAAATTGCGTAGTTGATTTTATGGTCGCTAAGTTTGAATTCTCCCTTTGCCTTTAAATCCTCAATCCAGTAAATTTTTTTCATTTTTGCTTGCCTCCTTAAGTTTTTTGCTTAGTGTATTAATCACTCTTTTCAACACTAATAGCAAGCAAATATGTGCAAGTATCTCGTATACTTTAATTTTATTCTTCTAATTCTGTCGGATCCTTGCCGTCCAGAATATCAAATAAGTACTCGACCTCACCGAAAAGCCGGCTCAGTTTCTCAAAATCATCATACTTATATTCGACTTTCCCCTTTTGTTTCTTGAGTTCATCAATAGTCTCACAACTAATATTTCCAAGCAGCTCTTGTAATTCTTCAGTCTTTTTGCCAATTATTGAAAGTTCACTTTGGGTTTTCATTTCGTAGCCTCCTGATATAACCGTAGGTTATATATGTATAATCCTCAGTTATACTTCTTCATCAAAATTGCTAGGCAAAGCTCCGTGCCTTCATCTTCAGCTACCGTATCCCAGCCCCGATCATAGTTCAAAACTACCATGTCTTCTCTTGTTACAAAAAGCTTGGAAATCCTGCCTCTGTTAATCCCATAATCAGAACTCAATTCATAGTGCTTTACAGAGTACCTGTAAACCTTGCCTCGAATTAAAATCGTTCCTTCTGACCACATTGTGCATTCCTCCTTATGTTCTTTGCTTAGTGTATTAATCACTCTTTTCGCACAATAATAGCAAGCGAATACAGTGAAAGATACCGTATACTTCTACAGTTCTCCCGTAAGGATGAATTGCACATACTCTTTTTTGTGTTCTTCAATGAAAATAACTAGTTCATAGTAACCGTTGGCATTTGCGATAACTTGCACCATATTGGTATCAAACATATTGGTTTTGCCCGTGGCACGGATGGCGAGTATCTGTTTTTTAATTTTAGTTTTATTCATGGCTTATCCTCCTGCAGTAGTCCTCTCCGTACACAACGTTAAGTCCCGAGCCGTTGTCCCAATCAACCATTATCGAACCGGTGTCATCCACTCCTACAACAGTTCCCTTGGTGCCTAGTGGAGGTGCCTGGGCATCATCCATTTTTAGAAGTTTCACTTTGCAGCCGATTGGGTAATCTTTTCTCAGCTGTTCCACAATCTCTCGGCTAGGCATTCTCATGTTTAACACCATCCTTCCAGGCTGAAGAACCGCTTAGGTTCTTTAACAATGTGGATCTGACTTTTTTGCACTCCGAGCCTATGAAGCCTAGCCTCAGCAAGAAACATCTGAATGCATACTTTTCGTTGGCAGGATGCTGCTCTTTTGTTGTAACCCGCTTTTGCTTGCTAGCCATGTCGCACAAAGCGCATACCAGCTTACCGTAGGCTTCAACCAAATCTGCGTCCTTCTGGTCTACCTTGAACCATGGGAAGGAAAGCTTGTCGCCTTCGTCTACCGCCTCGGGAAGTTCCTGAAGGCCTAGTGCCTTTTGAATCAGGGTTCCTTTGGCCTCCAGCAGCCTGTTAAGGTTTTCAATGGACTCTGGTGTAAAAAGCGTCTTGGGCATCTGAATGGTGAGAGCTATTTGTTGCGGTTCCTCATCCGTTTCAGCTTCTTCTACAGTTTCCTGTTCAGCAGTAAACCCTTTCGCAGCCAAGTCCTCAATGAAACTCTTTATTGCGAAGTCACTGGCTTTAGGAGTTTCAACAACCCCGTTCCTGTCAATTGTGCAGCCGCCTACTTCGTAGGAAAAACTCGGTGCTCCCAAGTACTTAGCCTTGCAAATCAAAACCTCGCTGACCGCCTTCACTAATTCTTTCCTTTCGTTTCCTTTTACGTTGTAATTAATTCTCATTCTGCAGTACCTCCTCTTTTGTTTTGGTACTACATATATCACTCTTAGTGTCAATAATAGCAAGCTGTTTATGTGAGATATCTTGTATTCTTTTCAGGACAAAAACAACACACGGCAAGGCAACGCCGTTTCCCCACATCTTGTACTCGGCAGAATCGGAATGCGGATTCTTAAGCCATGTGGCTATAGCTTTAAGGCTCTTTGGTTTCTTCCCCATAACCTTGCCGTAATCGGCAAAGACGTTATACCAGAAACGCAGTTCATCCATTGCAGGATTTTCCGTTCCAAGATTACTGCACCAGTTATCCGGGAATCCCTGCAGCCTTGCGCACTCTGTCGGTGTGAGCCTGCGGACTATATATCTGCAGTTATCCCCGACGTTAACAATGGGAGCGTCCTTATAGTCCCTCGCTGCAAGCGTGGGAGCCTTTTCCTTGTTGACCTGGGCAAAGCTTCCCGTGGTCATGGAATAGGTGGGAACTCCCACAGAAGTTGGACCTCTTGCTATAAGGGTAGGGTTCACGCCATTTTCAGTTATTCCCATCGTACCTTTGAATTTTTTGCTTCCATCCGTAGCCACCCGGTCAAGGGCATAGACCACTGCATGACGGTCAACCGTGTTCAGGGTGAATGACACATCCTTGTTTATCCCATCACCCCGCGGCCCGTTCTTCTCGCTCCTGCCAATCATAGAGCCCTGCAAAGAAACGACAGCAACACCGCCCTGATTAGAGTCAGGAGAATTTCCTCCCGTATCTATTGTTCTTGCGGTTTTCGTTTCATAGCAGTTGTGCCTTATGTTCTGCGTTCCCAATGAAGTGAAACGAACATCAAAGCACCTGAAATTTTCAACCACGAACGGCTGATTATTGCCTCCCATGCCAAAGGTGGCGAGAACTGTCTGTGACTTATCCAAAGGCCCGGTAAATCTTGAGTCCTGACCATGGTTCTCAAAAACTAGCGGCGGATGGTTGGCTGTCGCCCGCAAAGTCTGTGTTACTCCCATGGTTACATCCATCCTTTGCCCGCCCTGATCATTAAGCACTAGCTCCTTGCATCTGTCTCCGCCTGTGCCGCCAATGCTTCCTCCAGTATGGCCGGCAGTTTCTTCCCCCTGCTCCTTGCCCGTGTCAGTATCCCCTTGCAGGCCTTCTGGCTCAAATAATATTTTCTTGGCACTTTGTCCTGCAAAATCTGCGACAAGGTAGATTCTGCGTCTACGCTGGGGTACTCCCCAGTATTGAGCGTCAAAAGTTCTGTACGCAATGCTCCATCCGTCTCCCATGAGCACATCAGCGTATGGCCACTTGCCTTTCTCAGGCATAGGCACCTGGGGAACTTCCTCAGCGATGGATGCGACTGCCTCAAGGACCGCCCGGAAATCTTCGCCTTTATTTGAGGAGAACGCTCCCGTGACATTTTCCCAGACGATGTATCTTGGGTATTGCCCATTTGTCCTGCACCTCATTTCCTTTACTATTCTTACTGCCTCATAAAAAAGGCTTGAGCGTGAACCGTCAAGTCCCGCCCTCTTCCCTGCCAAAGACATATCCTGGCAAGGAGAGCCGAATGTTATGATGTCTACCGGCTCAATATCAGAGCCTTTCATTTTAGAGATGTCCCCGTAATGCTTTATGAATGGCATCCTCTTTGTGGTGACCCTTATAGGGAACGGCTCAATTTCCGATGCCCAAATAGGCTGTATACCGGAAAGCACCCCTCCCAAAGGGAAACCCCCAGAGCCGTCAAACAGGCTGCCGAGGGTAAGCGTCTTATTTTTCCCCATTATTTATCTCCACATCAGACAATTTGTATTTCTGACCGCCGCGTACTAAAGTGATGTCCTCATCTGTGCCAACCAGGTCCTTGTAACGGTGAACAATTACATCACAGTACTTTTCATCAAGCTCCACCATGCGGCATAAGCGGTGTGTCTGTTCGCAGGCAATGAGAGTACTGCCGGAACCGCCAAAGGGATCTAATACAACTGCCTTGCTCATGGAAGAATTCAGAATCGGATAAGCCAAAAGGTTAACCGGCTTCATAGTCGGATGCAAGGCGTTATTTTTTGGTCTGTCATATTCCCAGATTGTAGACTGCTTTCTGTCCGCATACCATTTGTGATGTCCAGTTTTCTTCCATCCAAACAAAATCGGCTCATGCTGCCACTGGTAAGGTGACCGTCCTAATACAAGGCTCTGCTTCTTCCAGATACAAGTACCCGATAAATAAAAGCCTGCCTCGCTGAATGCCTTCCTAAAATTAAGACCCTCTGTATCAGCATGAAAAACATAAATGCTGGCATCGCTCTCCATGAACTTCTCGGTGTTCTTGAAAGCATCCAGCAAGAATTTATAAAAGCTATCATTTGCCATATTATCGTTCTTAATCTTACCGGCGGTTCCTTCGTAATTCACATTGTACGGAGGATCCGTAACTACAAGGTTTGCTTTGGTTTCCTCCATAAGAACCTTATATGTTATTTCTTTAGTACTGTCACCGCAGACAAGTCTGTGGTTTCCTAATATCCACACATCATTTAATTTGCTGATTGCCGGTTTCTTAAGCTCGGCATCAACATCAAAGTCATCGTCTTTTACACTATCACGCTCTGAATCTTTAAAAAGAGTGTCCAAGTCAACGGCATCAAAGCCGGTAAGAGAGACATCAAAATCCTCTCCCTGCAAATCTGAAATGACGAGCATTAACTTATCCTTGTCCCATTCGCCGCTGATTTTATTCAGGGCAATGTTAAGAGCTTTTTCTTTCGTCTCGTCCAGTTCAACAACCACACAGTCAACTTCCGTGATGCCCATATCAATTAGGACTTTTAATCTCTGGTGGCCACCTACGACTCTGCCAGTGGTCTTATTCCAGATAACCGGCTCAACATACCCGAACTGCTCCAGGGACCGTTTTAACTTTTTATATTCAGCATCATCCGGTTTTAAATCTTTACGCGGATTGTAATCCGCCGGTATGAGTTCTGTTACTTTCTTTTTAGCAAATTCCATTAAGCGTATGCCCTCCTCATTATCTTAGCAAGCCCTTTTCTGGCCCCGACAATATTGCCGGCCAGAGCTTGCCCCCTAAAGGTCAGAAGCTGCTGCCGGCTTATAAATTTCCTTGCTGCTTTTAAGTCTTTCATGAATTTCTGCAGTTCTGATTTCATCTTCTCTCCCTTGCCCTTAAGAGCCGTTCCATCAGATCGTCCTGAGGAGCTGCTTCACTGTAATCTGTGCTGCAGTTCTCTTTAACAATCTGGAATATCTCGTTCCAAAGCCTCACGGCCTGGTTCATGTAGTTAATCCCAATATTGATAAAAGGTGAAGGAATAGGCTTACCCGTAGTTGGGTGCTTAGAAAGAAAGCCTAGTTTACTGGTCATCTCTTCCGTCTGAATCCAACGCGCACTGCACATGGCATAACGCTCTAAGAGCTGCGGTGATACTTTGCCGCTGCAACCTATTTTCTTAAGCCATTCCCACGTTTCTTTATATATTTCAGTGGCCTGCAGGTCACTGCCATCTCTTTGTTCAGCAGATAGGAAATCGTGAGGCTTGGGCATTTCAACGCCCTCAAGTTCTGGTATATCTAACACTTCCAGCTTTCTGCCTCCCGGATTTCCTGCCTGCGCTTTTTCTAAAACAGCTGATTTCTTGCGTCCGGCACCAGGTCTCTTGCCTCCCCGCCCGCCTATATTATTCGATTTTGTGGCCACCCTTTTACACCTTCCTTAATTGCCCTTTTGATTTCGCTTATTTTTTGCGTAACACCCCACGCCCGTTGGCTTGCAGTCTAGGTTTAGAGATTTAGACCGCCCCTGCCCCTTATGTGTTCTACGTCCTAGCGTTTTGTTCTTAATATTTAGTTTTGTAGCTATGTTTATCGTACTTTCTGCGTTTGTGCCATCTGTCTCCAGACTCAGCAGTGATTCTGGAGTGGCACGGGGTACACAAGGCCATGAGGTTTCTCACGTCATGCGTTCCGCCTCTCGATAGCGGCAACTTATGATGAACTTCAGTAGCTACAGTAATGCGTCCTTCTTTGATGCACTGCTCACACAAAGGATGCGCGGCAATGTATCTATCCCTTATTCTCTTCCAGCCTCTGCCATAACGTTTCTTTGTGGCTGAGCTCCTATCATATTTCTCATACCGAGCATCCATTATCTTCTGGTGCTTCTCACAGTACCTTCCATCCACAAGTTCCGGACAGCCAGGATATCGACACGGTGTCTTAGGCCTTCTTGGCATTTTCTTCACTCCCTGCTATCAGCCGTTCAAGATACCACATGGCTTTCCTTAAGTCCTCAGCACCATTCTTTAACTTGAACCGCCACACATATTTAATTACGTTAGCCACGCACACGGCTTCGATACCCTTAAGGCCTGCAGTAGCAGACTCAATGGCATCAATGCATTCTACTTTGCCGTTAGTGTAGTGCTGCGGATGGTTTATCTTATCCATAGCTTTCCTCCCAATAAAAAAGCCCTCGCGGGTTTTTCCCGTGAAGGCTTTTTCTCTTTATCTTTTTTGCTAATTATACTATAACACATTACCCATATGGACATCTACGGACATTTACGGCATATTTCTTATCACAGTGCATTTTTGGGGGATTGTGATATGAGCAAGTGCCAGGTTATGCCATCTGCGAACTGTGCGCTCATCCGCATTCAGTGCATCCCCAATCTTCAACCAGGTGAGATTATGCACGTAACGATAACGAAGAACTAACCGTTCATCCACATTGCTAACACTGTCAATCACCTTCGGCACCTCTTTTTTAAGTGTTACAAGAAGGTCAATATCTGCATTAATCTCATTTTCCAATTCAATGATTTTCACTACAATGTCTTCCATGCGGTGGGTATTACGGGTAGGACTGCCCGGCATATCGCTGATGGTGCTTGTAGCCTTCGTTGCCAATGTACGCAGGGATGATACCTGCTCTATCTTGCTATCGATACGCTGGTCGAGACGGTAAGTCTGTCCCAAATATTCCTTTGCTGTCATTTTCTTACTCATGTTCAGCTACCTCCTCATTCAGTTTTCGAATCAGCATATTCGGGGAAAGTTCCGTGATAACAGAAAACAATCCGCCACGGAAGAATCTCTCTACTTCGCTTTTTACACATTGTGCTGAATCATCGTAGGGAAACCTCTTCAATTTCTTGATGGCATCTCTGTAATCACGAACCGCCTGCAAAATAATTGCATTACCAAGTTGGGCATATCCATCTTCCGAAGAAACGGAGAAGCCACTGTTTTGTCTTGCATACATATTCTTGTTCCTCCAATCAATAAGATTTACGGTTGGTGTATAACAGACAGCCTGTCTTATCATGGAACATCCTCAATCACGGCTCTGGTTTCTTCCACGGAGCGAACCACCAGCGCATTCCCTCCGGCAGCCTTTATCTTGCGAATTGCTGACAGCTGAAGTTTGGTAGGTTCTCCCACATCGGTCTTAACTTCGAATCCGATGAAGCGGCCACGATAACAGCAAATGATGTCCGGGATGCCTGCTGTGCCATACATCCCTCCATGTTCTTTCCAGAAAAAACAACCCTCTACGCTTTTTAGGTATTTCAATATCTTCTTTACAATATCCGATTCTCTCATGTGTCAAACAACCTCCTTGATTTTCTTACACTTAGACACATTAGACACCTAAATTCCTATCTTTATAAAAATCATACGCAAAATATGAGTGTGTGTATTTTTAGTAATAAATATAAAGAAATAGGATTTTTGTGTAAGAACACGTCATTTGTGTCAAATGACTTATGGTAAACAGGGACAGACCCGCGACAATGAGGACACGGGTCTGATATCTATGCTTATCCTAATATTTCTCCAATACTGACTCCTTTGATAATTCTTCTTTTACCGAGAGTATCCACTCCTCGAGCTGTGCCTGGCGTACCTGCAATCAGCCGTCCCACAAACATTTTCTGCGAATATGGTCTCAGACCGCATTCCTCACAGTACCTTTTATAAGCGGTAAACAATTCTGTGGATCCTGTATCGTGGTTCACATCAACCACGCAGCAATCCTTTACAAATGACAGCACACTGTCGCTTTCTTCCCGGTACTGCTGTAATTCCGCTTTATTTGCTTTTGTTTCAGAAAACCGATAATGCTTGTTGATGAGGCGTTTCAATCCTTCCAGGGCAAAGAGAAAAATGCCATCTGCTTCAAGCTGCAGCTTATCCAATAACTCCGGGTCTTTCATCTGTTCCGGCACAGCATGATCAAAGCGGACTATAATCAGACGGCGATAAAAGCCTTCCGACTTGTCTCCATAATTTCTCGGTATCGTGTTGCAGGAGAATAGAAGCCTTGCACTGCTCTGAAACGAGAACGGATTCTTGTTCTTTTTTTCCACGGTCAGATAATCCTCGCCAACCAGTGCCTTGAAGATACCATTATCTTCAATATTCTTGGTTGGAAGGTCAGCGAAGATGTTTGCCAGTTTCCCAAATAATTCTGCTGTCTTGAAACGCTCATTCAATGCCTGCCAGGATACATTTGACACATTGCCCTTGCCAAGCAGTATCTCATTTAACACAAGCAGAAGCTGTGATTTTCCTGCACCGCCTTCTCCAACGATGACAAAGCACTTCTGCGCACGGGTAATCGGCACAAGGAAATATCCAAGCATCTCCTGTATCAGTGGGATTTGGTCATCAGCCAAAACTTCATGCAGATACTGCGTAAAACGGGGACAAGCAGCCGTTTTTTCATACGATACATTTAACTGCACAGTCGAATAGTAGTCCGTGATGTGTTCGGTAAGTATATCGTCCAGCACATTATAAAGACCGTTTTTCACATTGATGATGAAGGGATTTGCATTGAGCTCCCGGATGTCTTTTTGCACCAATAAACGCCATTGACGCTCGGCATCGGTGATTTGATTCATCTTGACCTCACGGGATATCATTTTCTCCCGTACCATCTTTTGCGCCTCCAGTTCCTGCATCTCACGATAAACGCCATTCTGGTACAGATAATACTGCTCAGCGGCAAAGAATACATTTTCCGTCTCAGCCAAATGCTCCGCAAGCACTCCGGGCAGAAACTTTACGCCACGCTCTGTAGGCTCATACCAGATAGGAAACTCCATCTCCACACGGTTCTTTCTGGCTTTTAATCCAGCCGTATATTCCTTGCTCCTTGTTTTATATAGCATAATAAGCGGTTTTAAATCCGTGTTTTTAAATCCAAAGTGTCCCTTCACTTCATAATTGATGATGGTTTCGGCAGTCACGGAATCCTCGTTATACAGATACTCTTCCACAAATAATCTGGCCGTCTGAATATCATCCACCACGGCATTTTTTACAGGCATGGCTGCAATGACGGCACGAAGTCCATCAATGCTCATCGGCTGATAACAAAGTGCCGCAGGGGCCTTGCACTTACACTGGTCATTTTCCATGCGTTGGCATTTAAATCCCTTTTCCGCAATGGTCTGACATGTCATCGGTCTTGTTCCGGATTCCAAGAAATGATTGATTTTCTTCTGCGTATTGACTGTATCATAATTCGGATAGGGTGCAGACAGTTTATGAATCAGTTCTGTACCCCCCTCAAACACAGCCAAATTGGCGATCATAGCATACCAGTCATGCTCTGAAAGCGATGCTGCATTGTCCTTACAATATTTGATAAAATCACATTCATGAAGAACTATGTTCAGTCCTTTTTCAGACCCGTGTTTGCTCTCTACGATTTTTTCTTCTATCTGAGGCAGAACATCAGATAATTGCTCCTGTGTATATTTGCGTTCTGGGTGAAATAAGACACACTCTACCATGACAGGCTCGCCCTTACAGTGATTGAATCCCGGCAAACGCATAACGCGGCTTTCATTCACGCACCTCGGGTCGCCTGAAAAGTGCTGCACCAGCTGTTTTTGAATACCCCGAAACTTGGCTACCTCCGCATTCTTCATGAACCAATAAGTATGGAGAGATTTCTGCGTCTTAATAATCATGGACGGAGGCAGGTGAAAGGCATCAATTTGTATTTGCTGTTTCTCAAAAGAAAGGTCATCGCATTCGACAAACTGTGCATTGATACGGGTAATACTCTCATCATCATGCCCACCAAAATTGACTACAAAAAAGATGCCACGATTCAATGTATTATGCTGCTGCAAGACAGTTTCTATTGACTGATATTTTCCACATTCCACGGACAGTTTCTGTCCAGTAAATGTGCCTGTTTTCTTATCATCAAAGACACGGAAGCAGACGGTATCATCCGGATTAAACAGGCTTTGCAGGACTTCCTGTGCGGATATATCCATCAGGCCACCTCCTTCACATAGCGTACACGCTTGCCCAGTTTATTTGCTTCTCTGATTTCATGTTCCATGCCGAGAGAAATTTCTCCAAAGCACCAGACTTCATCGCAGACTTCCAAAAGTGCCAGTCCGAACATCAACCCCATCTCACGCTCTGTCGGAACAGAATCATCTAATATGCCCGGATACATTAGATGACTCGCCACAGGCATACAGTTCTTATTGATTACATACCTGCAATAGATAACAGCCTTTGCCACATTCTCATCAATATTTCCGGCATATTTTGAAGCCACGTAGACCTTCCTGCGGTTCTTCATCTCATGCTGATAATTCCATTTTTTTCTCTGTTCCTTCTTATACTCACGCATAATCTGCCCCACAGCCTGTCCGGCTGTAGGGTCTGAGTATCCTTCATAATTTCTATACATAACTTAATCCTCCAATTCCTCCATCGTACCGAAGGTCTCGCCTGCAGATGCCTCTGCCACAAGGGGAAGGTCGAATTCCATAAAAGGCTTCGATTCCATACATTCTTTGATGTAAGTGACCGTTTCCTCCAGACGTTCCTTCGGAATAACGAATGTTAATTCATCGTGAATCTGAAGGATAGGTTTCAGCCAAGGCCGCTCTGGCAGACCATTTAAGATTCTGCCGAGTGCCAGCTTTAAAATATCTGCCGCCGTCCCCTGGATAGGGGTATTCATGCTACAGCGTTCAGCAAAAGATTTCTTCCCCCAATCGGTGCTGTTGATATTAGGGAGATACCTTCTTCTGCCAAGCCTTGTCTCAGAATACATTCTTCGGGACGCCTCATACCTGGTTTCTTCCTGCCAGGTAGTTAGCATCGGATATCCTGCTTTCAGATTTCGGATAATGGTTTCACATTCCGAGACGGATTTAACAACCCCCGCCTTAAACTTGAGTGTTTTTTGGAGTCCTCTTGGAAACAGGCCATAGAATGTACCGAAGTTCACATTTTTCGCAATCGTTCTGTGCTCCTTATATCCCAGATGGTTTTTATCCTTTGCCTCCTCATATGAACAGCCAAATATAACCACCGTAGTAGCTGCGTGAATATCTCCACCAGTGCTGTAGGTCTGCATCATAGTCGGATCCTGGCAGTAATGGGCACCGACACGAAGTTCAATCTGACTATAGTCACAGCTGATAATCAGCTGCCCTTTGGGGGCTGCGATAAAGTTACGCACCCCAATTGGGTCATTGGCCTTACGGGGCATATTCTGGCAGTTTGGTTGATTGCAGCTAAAGCGCCCAGTATCCGTAGATAAAGCATAAAAATTCGGATGGATTCTCCCTGTAGCCGAATCAATGTGTTTCAGATACCCATCAATATAGGTAGACTTAATCTTTCCCCACTTTCTATACTCCTGCACCAATGTAAACAGGCTAGACAGTTCCGGGCGGTTCTCATCGCACCACTCTTTTAACATGGTCATGGCAGCATCGTCTGCCGCCTCTTTATTGGATTCCGTTGTTTTAAGCACAGGTAGTCCGAGCGTCTGATACAGATAGTCCTTAAATGCCTTTGTGCTACAATTACTGCCGATTTTTACGTCTCCAATCATGACTCCAATTTCCGTACGGATACGCTCCATCTCTTTTTCCGCTTCATCCTTCCTCTGCTTCATCAACGGCAGATTCACAGGCACACCATTGTTTTTCATAATACCAAGGTACACCGCTGTGGGTGATTCCACATTCTCCACAAGCCAGCGATGCTTTGGAAGAAAACGATCAAACCAATTATTGAAAATATGCATAAGTCGCAGGGCAAAATCAGAATCGGCAGCACCGTAGCGTACCGTTTCTGCATCCTGCGCATCAAGTTCATCAAAATGCCTGCCATTAGTTACCTGTGCAAAAGACGGCAATGGTTCATGACAGAGTTCTGCTGACAGCTTTTTTAAGCCACTGTCTGACAAAACACGAAATTCCGTATTGCTCTTTAACGACATCTGAGATGCCGCAATCGTGTCATACACAGGAGGCAAAATCACAATCCCAGCATGATAGCTTACCATTGATTCAAAGGACAGGTTGTGTGCTATTTTTCTCTTTGACCGATCAGATAGGAATTCCCTTAAAAATCCCATGAATTCTTTCTTATCAATATTTGTGCCAGTAAGATGTGCCACGGGGACATAAATCCCTGTATGTTCTTCCACGCTAAAACTGCATCCAACCATATGACTTTTTGCTGGGGTCAGTGCCGCTTTATCTTCGTTACGGTATGACTCATCCGCTGCCGTTTCATAATCAAACGCCACATCAACAGCCTCTCCGATATAGGCCCGTATGTCCGCCACACTCGTTACACATTTATAGTTATTTTCCATTTCATTCACCTCGTGCAAAGCCAGGAGAAACAACTACTCCCGGCTTTATATGCTGTATTCTTAGTTACTTTAATGGTTCAACAATCTTGCCGGTCTCTGCATCCACGAACGGCACTTCATCAACAGGGGCAAGTGCCGACATGGAAAGATTAGCTGCATATGTCCTGGCTTGGTCTGCCATCTGCCACACGGCTGTTTTCTCTGCTGTGGTCAATTCACGTTCAAAAGAAAAAACTGCCTGAGAAAACACAATGCCAGAACTATTCGTTGCCTTACGAAGCGAAATTTTCGTCACAATCTGACAGAGTTTTCTCGCCTTAGACAGCTGCCGTTTCACATACTTCTGGAATTCTTTCAGACTTCCAGTCGGCAGGGAAAGCACCATTGGGAAAAACTCCCCTTCCATCAAAATGTAAATCATGCGGCGGTTTTTGCAGGCTTTGCCCTGCCCTTCTCCACTGCCGTACTTATTATATGGACAGGTTGCACATGTGCCTCCAGGAGTACCATTTCCCTTCACTCCATCAAAAGAGCCACAGTCCGGAGGATTGCTGCCTCCAACATATTTCTTGCTATAGTAGGCATAGGCAGGATGATGCAACAAGATAACACCAGTTATATCCTTGACCATCTTGGTATCATCCGTATCTGCATCTGGAATCTCAAATGCAGTCGACCCACCGGACGGAATCTTAATGCGGTCAAAGGTAAGTTCCATCCCCGCTAGGTCTTCCATCATTGCCTCGTTCATTTCCTTCATATTTGATAAGGTGGCAAAACCGCCTACTACAGCCACTTCCATCGTCTCATTTTTTTCCTTTTCTGACATCTTCGTGTCCTCCTTAACGGTTTGTATTTGTGGTCATTGTAATCGGTTTATCCCTTACGGATACCGACAGTTATCTTCTCAAACGTGCTAATCACATCAGAGATCCAAGCTGGAACTGTATCATTGTTGACAGCCATCTGTTCTTTGACAAAAGATGCCAAAGTATTTGCATTAACTGTTTCCGTCACGATATCACCATAGCCGTTCTTCTTAAGAGCCAGAATCATATCATCCTTGCAACCAGCCATCGGGGATGCATACAACCGACTGTTCAAATAGAACATAGAGCCATTACGGGAGAAACGGTCACATTCGGCATCTGCCATCGCATCCGATAAAGCCAGGTCGAGTTTTTCAATCTCGGCACTCATTTCTTTCGCTTTGGCATCCAGTTCCTTCTTTGTTTCCTTGGCAGCTTTCAGTGCGTCTGCCAGTTCAAAAATCTGCTTATTTTCCATTTGGTCATTACCTCCTTTCACATACAAGCCGAGAAAAACAACCCCCAGTTTCTCTCGTCACAAGCCTTACTGTGAGAACGGATTATGCCCCTTTCGATAATCATCCACAAGCATTCTGGCAAGGTCTACCTTGCTGCGGAGGGAACGCAAGACTTTCTTATCCACAGTATCCTTAGCTATGAGGTAAATGTAATGACAGGCATTTTTCTGTGATACGCGATGAATTCTCGCTTTTGCCTGCTCAAAATTCGACATGGAATAGTCCAGGGAAAAGAACACCATCGAGGATGCGGCAGTAAGTGTAATGCCAAGTCCGGCTGCTGCAATCTGGCCAACAAACACACGGCACTCTGCATCATTTTGAAAACGGCTGATTTGATCCGCACGATTCTTAATACCGCCACGCACCACTGCGTAGCTGATTTTCTTTTTCTCAAGCAGTGCCTGAATATCATTTAGTTCGGGCACAAACCTTGCCATGACTACAACCTTTTTATTCTCTTCCATAGCAGAATCCAAAATATCTGACAGTGCATTTATCTTGGCCGTGCTGACAGGATTGGTATCGCCCTCATCATCTGTTAAATGCCCGCCTGTTACTTGTGATAAACGGAGCAACTTTGTCAGCACGTTTACTGCGGATACTTCAGAATCTGCAAGTTCCGTATATGACTCTTTCTCGAGTTCTGTGTATATCTTCATAGCTTTGGGTTCTAATGGCACAGTACGGACTTCCTCTGTTATTTCCGGCAAATCCAAACATTCCGCTTTAGTCACACGAAATGCAATAGAATGTAGCCGCTGCAAAAAATCAGAAGTCATGGCCTTGCGAAAACGAGGTATATGATTGCCGTAACCGACCATATCAAAATATCTGTTACGAAACGCATAAAAACTGTCACCGAAAATCTGTCTGTTCAGATAGCGGTACTGACTAAAGACATCCAGTTCACGATTTGTAATAACGGTACCCGTCAAAAGCAGCTTGTACTGCGCCTTATCACCTAAATGGTGCATGGCTTTGGACTGTGCCGTCCTTGCTTCTTTCAGTTTGTGAGCTTCATCTGCAATAACAAGATTGGCATTGTACGCCAGCAGTTCCTTTTCCAGTCTCCAGGCTGATTCATAATTGACCACTATAATTTCAAGTCCATCATTGTGCTGCTTTATCAGCTGTTCTTTCTTCTTTGCACTGCTACCTTGTAGTACAGTCAGCGCATATGGAAAGTCAGCGAATTTTTTATATTCTTCTTTCCACACACCTACGATGGAAAGCGGAGCCACAACGAGGACCCTGTTTACCAAACCAAACTGATACAAGATACCGGATATTGCCACTGATACAATCGTTTTTCCACATCCCATTTCCATGAGAAGCGCTACGCCGCGACTCCTGTTAGTGAATTCGTGGAGCAAGCCAAACTTCTCACAGGCAAAATCAAACGCTTGCTGCTGATGCAGATACGGTTTTGCCTTCAGTGGCATTGGTAAATTTTTGCCTGCCATTACTCCACCTCCAAACCCAGTGATACGCGAACAGCAGTATCAATACGAATAATATCTTCCGGTCGCAGTTTCGTTACCACGCTCATAATGTCTGACTTATCGATGGTAGCAAGCTGCTCTGCCCTAGCAACCGACACCTTCAGGTTGTCATAATGCTGAAGAACTACATGGGTCCTCATCTCCAGGCGTTTTATCTGTGAGGAGACATAACAGACAATAACAGTCGGGCTATACTTGTTGCCCATGTCATTCTGAATAACAACCGCAGGATGGTTGCCCTGCATAATATGACCGCAATTTTGATTATTTTTTACAAAAACTACAGTGCCTCTTGTTATTTCATTCATTGATTCAGTGTTATTAATCATTGCTATTTCCTCCTGTAATTTCATGAATTTCCACTGTTTTCACGGTCTGTCCTGGTATAAGCACTAAAACCTCGGTAAAATCCCCAAAGAGTAGTGTCAGGAGACGCTGCGGAAAATGTTTCACGGTGCCATTCAGAACGGTCTTTTTATGACCATCGCGGTCTGAAATATTTATTCGTACTTTATGCTGCAGATTTTTCATTATTTTTTCCTCCAATCATTAAACTGGTCTGCACCCGGAGGTTGTTGCTTCCTCTGTAATAAGCCAGAAACAACAATCCCCACAGCAGATGCCCTATTACTTTGTGCTCTTTGCCTTGCGTTTACGGGGAATCGGGATGTCAAAATACTTGCAGGCACGGGCTATGATTTTCTTCCACCGATTACTGATAGCCTGCTGTGTTATTTTCTTGCCAGTAACCGCAATTTCCTCACGGCGCATCTCTTCAAGCTGTTTCATGGCACCAAGGTGGTCATACACCAAGTCCTGCTGTGCTTCTGTCAGCGTAGAAATAAATGCGACTACTTTTTCTACAGTTTCGTCTGTGGCCTCGTTTTCCGGGAAGATCAGTGAAATGATATCCGCCTGCTCGTCAACAAGGTCTAAGAGAGGGTCAGTTGGATATTTTTTGTGGTTTTCATTGTGTTTACGCTGCTGATTGCGAAAACCGTAGTCTGTGTTTTCTTCCTGATAACGTTCCAAAAGGTCCCAAGCGTGGTCATCTTCATCAAGCATGATTACCATCTCTTCGGTAATGCCATCGCTGCCTACTCCGTAGTAATGGGTGATGTCTCGCTTGCTCTCCTCGTCCCAGACGATATAAGCAAGCTTGCCGTCTTCCGTTACAAAGGAACGGCGATTTGGATTAAAGTGGCTCTTGCGTTCGAATACTCCATTGTTCTTTGTTTTTTTCATATTTGTGTCCTTCCCGCCCGGATGGGTAGCGGCAGAACACAAAAAGAGCCGATGTAATGATGTACACCGGCTCTGATACCGAAATGGGCATGACAAAGCACGGTGGGTACATCATTTGTCAGTCCACGGCTATAGCGTGAATTTGACTCTTGATGTATCCCGCCGCCTTAAGGTCGACCACTTCGGGCATTGGAATTTTTTTATTTGAGTGTCTGGCACTCAGATGGAAACACATGACTATGTTTCCATCTCAATGCGAGACTGCTGAAAATCTTCTTGTGTAATCGATTTACCATCATGGTGTAATTGTATTAGAAAATAAGTCATAGATAAAAACCCAAAACATATTTACTTTTGGGGGTGCATCTCAAACAAAAAAAGTCAGGATACATCAACCCAACAGCTTGTACTGTTTGGTTGATATACCCTGACTCTGTGGTGTTTTACTTTGAAACCCTATTGGCTCAGTGATACATCTTATTTTGTTCTTAATCTATGTGCTGCTCCCCTAAGCGTTTCGCCTGGAACTGATTCCATTTTATCGAAGTCGAAAATTGCATATCGACCACATTTCGGACACTTAATAGAACTTTTTCCTGATACCCCTTCATAGGCCATGATTTTCTCTTTTGAACAACAGGGAAATGAAATCATCCCCTTTAGTTTATAAGCAACATTGCCACTCTCCATAAACAGTTCCTCCTCCTCTTTATCTGTGTTGGGTATGTCTAAACTCATGCCCCTTGATTCAAACAGCTTTAGCATTACCTCTTCTAAATGCTTCTTCTGTTCCACTTCTGCTTTAATATCCTCTGGCGTTTTTCTCGCTTCAGCTTCGTTCCTTTCTGCCCATTCAGCAAATTGCTCCTCTGTGTTTTGAATAGCTTCCCGCAAAACGGTCAGCGGATGTTTTACGGTCAGCGGCATATTCGGGTCTTCCAGTAGCAGTTCACCAAACAGAACCCTTTGATATCGTTTTCGAATTTCCTCCAGCTGCTCTTGTAGCTTATTGAATCTTGCCTGCTTATTTTTAACAAAATTCTCTTCAGCCAAAATCTTTTCCATAATCTTCATAAGTTTCTGATACTCATCATCATGCTCCAAGGCATCCCCGTAGACCAGCTCCATATTGCCCTTTCGGAATGACTCTTGCGGAGACTCATTTTGTAACTCAATCTCAGCCAAATTACTGAGTTCTTCAGATCGCCTGTCAGTATAATCCTGGTAAACCCATCCAAAATAATCCTGAAGTGATTGCACTTTTGATGCCATATAGTGTAAAAAATAAACGCTATCATCGTAATTGAAGTTACATACACTATTTTCATATTTCTCAGCCTGATCTTGAATTATCTGCAGCTGGTCTGAAAGTTCTTTTTCTGATAAACGAATCTTATAGTGCATCCTGCGTTCCATTGCGTGTTGCTGTTCCAAGCATACCTCATATGAACAGCCAAGGCTGACCAGCATGCTAGAAAATCCGTCAATTAAAAACTGTACCTCTTCAATGGCTGTATCTCTAAAATTAGCTGACCGAATATTCTTGAAATCCTTTGTCGTATACCTGTTGATAGCCTCTGCACAGAATTCAATAGAATCTTTGGGAATAATAAAATTCCCGCCTTTTATAGTTTTGCCATCGGCACCATTTGTTCTTTCCTTGGCTCTCAACAGGCTCTGGTCAATCCCTACGGCATTAACAATATCAACAAACTTCTCACGCACTTTTCCAGTGTCATGTGCAAGGCCTTTGGTAGGCTCATTCTTTTCACAAAATCTTTCATATATCTTATCAAATCCGTATATTTCCATACTAACGTCTCCTCGTCATAATAAACGATATACGCAACTACGCTTTTATGCGTATGCCGTTTATAAAAAATATAACTCCTGCTAATTGAGCAGCAAGAGCTATATAAGGTTGCACTCTTCCAGTCTAATTTTGACAGATTGTTTTGACACGTCATAGAAATCAGCCAATTGACAGATGGCTTTCCAGTTGTCTTTCTCATATCCTACATTCAGCTGCGTAGCAACATCAATGAAAGGAACTTTAGGCATTAGTATTCTGGGAGCGATTCCGATTGCTTGACTCTCCATAATGTTCTCTTCATACGTAGAATTGGGCAATTGAGCAACACCGCACTTGCAAAACTTTGCTTGCCGTGGGAGCGTATAATTCTGCATCCTAAAATAAAGACGATGCTTATACCAATGAAAACACTCATGTGCTATTGTGTTGTTTTTGCACCCAATGTTGGTCTTCTTAACAGCTTCAGGGTCAATCAGAACAGATTTTCGTTTAAAGAATCTCGTATCGTATAGTCTTTCTTCTGGATTATACACCTCAACTGTGCCGTCCGAAAAAATGGTCATTCCGTAGGTATCAAGTTCCTCTGAAAGACATATATACTGAACATCTAAACCAAGACCCTCGCGCGCAATCTTCTCGATAGGTACTCGTGTCGGTTTATTGAGTGCTTCTGGACAATACACCCCGAGGAACTCCTCCGCAACGGTATCATACTCTGATGCCAAAATGTAAGGAATCAAGCTATTCATATTATATTCCATTAGTTACCTCCATTTCGCTTATCAATAATTTGATTGACTTCCTGCCAAAAATCATCACCAAGACCGCCGTTTCTTGCTTTTCTAAATGCTGCTCTTGCACTTGGGATATTTTCATCCATAATGTATTCCGTTAAATCTGGAGAAACCTGACTTCTTTCTCTTCCTGCCAGATCAAACATCTCGTCTCTTTCAACTTCATTCAAATTTAAGGCTTTCGCTAACTCCTCCAGTCCATCAATATCCGGCGGATTGCGGCGTCCTTTAATAATGTCGGAAAGATATGTCACTGACAATCCAAGTTTTTCTGCGATTGGTTTCAGTTTAACATCCTTTTCAATTCTTTTTCGTGCTATATACGCACCAAATTCTCCTGCCATTATTCTTCCTCCTTTACGCTTTTACGCTTTTTTGCGTAATATTATTATATTACACCAATATGCGAATGTCAATGGTATTGTGTAAATCATCTCCATAAAAAACGAAAAAATTCCATTTGATTAAAGGCATTGCAAAATCAAGCTGGTTGTGGTAGTATAAACCATGTATTATTATGATTGAGAGAGGAGTTAGCGTATGCCAAAGCACGGTGGAAAAAGAAAGGGATCAGGACGAACTCCACTTCCTGAATACCAGAAAAAAATGGCAACGACAATTTATATCACTCCTACCCAGCATGATGAAATTGTACAATATGCCACAGGAAATAGTTTTTCCGAAAAATGTATAGACCTAATTAGTGCACAAATCAATCAGCGTAAACGTGCCGCTAATAAGGATGTGAAATTCATTGATTTATTTGCGGGGTTGGGTGGTATACGTCTTGGGTTTGAGACTGCATTTAAAAAACAAGGTTTCAACCCTCAATGCGTATTCAGTAGTGAAATAAAAGATTATGCCATCAAAGCATATAAAAAATATTATAAAGAAGAAAGCGTTGCAGGGGACATCACAACGATTGAAGCAAAGGATATCCCCGATTTTGATTTTCTTTTGGCCGGTTTCCCATGCCAACCATTCTCAGCAGCAGGACTCGGTCTTGGGTTTGATGACACACGAGGAACGCTATTTTTTGAAATCGAGCGTATTCTAAATGAAAAGAAACCATATGGCTTTCTATTAGAAAATGTTGAAGGTCTTGTTAATCATGACAATGGACGAACACTGAAAATAATCGTAACCCACCTTCAAAAACTAGGATATTTCTTATCCTACAAACTGATTGATAGTCAATATCATGGGCTTCCGCAGTCCAGGAAACGTGTATATATTGTTGGTACAAAAGAAGTACATATTTCCCTTGATAATTTCCCGGAGAAGCGTGTTGTACTTGGTGACATTTTAGAGCATAACCTTCCAACAATAGATTCAAACTTTACTAGAAAATTATTCGCACATTTTACTCCAGAGGAAGTCATTGGAAAAGCCATCAAGGACAAACGTGGTGGTGAAGACAATATTCATAGTTGGGAAATTGGCTTAAAAGGTGATACAACCCCTGAACAGGCAAACTTCTTGAATTTGCTATTAAAGGAACGCCGTAAACGACATTGGGCTGACGATATTGGCATTGATTGGATGGATGGAATGCCTTTGACCGCTAAACAGATTTCAACATTTTTCAAGCATGAAAATCTTAACGACTTTTTAGATGAGTTAGTTGAAATGGGATATTTGACATTGGAGTATCCTCGCAAACTCAACGATAAAAAAAGACGTGTTCCAGATGAGAGCAAGCCTAAGGGATATAACATAGTCGCAGGTAGATTATCTTTTGAGTTCACCAAGATTTTAAATCCGCGGGATTTGGCACCTACTCTAGTTGCTATGGATGTTTCACATCTAGGCATAATCGATAATGGTGGACTTCGCCGCTTGTCTATCCGTGAGGGAGAACGAATTTGTGGATTCCCTGAGGATTATGATTTATCTTTCTTGAAAGAAAGTGAAGCATTTGACCTACTAGGCAATACCGTTTGTGTACCAGTCATTGAAGCAATAGCCGAACGATTGGCTGCAATGTATAGCAATTAAAAACTCAAAAGTAAACAAGGCGTGGTTCTCTAACGAACTACGCCTTGTTTTTATACTCTTTGAATTTTATATGATGCCGTATTTACCAGCCATTGTTCATCTGAGAAAATAGTCTTATATGGGTTTTTGATATACTCCGGTTGATACCCAGGCTCACCGATACGGGTATAATCGACAAGGCATAATACATAACTGTCACCCTTGATTCGCGCCACATCACTCTCATTCTCTGACCAATAAAAATGTGCTGAACCAATGTAGCATTTTACTTCAATAAAGCAATCATATACTTGGCCCTGTTCATTTTGGAATGAAACTATATCATAACCAGCAGCAACGTCAAAATCCGAAATCCTCTTAATTTTAGAAACCTTACCAGGCAATCTGTTTCTTTCCAGATTCAATACATACTCTTCTGCTTCCAGACCTCTTTTACTCTGATCCTCTTGCTGCTTTAAAAGTTTCTCCAGAGTGATTTTTTTTCTTCTTGAGCGAATCTGAGCAGTGAAGTCATTTTCATAATTATCGGACACACATATTTCTCCATGTTCCTCTTTATCCAATGCTCCAGCTAATGTCATAAAATTTCTGATTGCGGCATAAGCCAATGGAAACGCTGAACGCTTTATGCTAAGATGACCTTTTTCTGCATCAAAGCCTGTTGCATCTGCATCAAATATTCCATCTTCAATCAGATGATTCATACAAAGTTTTACCAAATCGTCAAGTAGGGATTCCCGTTCTTTTTCCGATAATTCATTAAGAATTTCATAGGGAGTAACTGTTTCACTATTTGTGTCCACTAAACCAAGGTACTCCAAAAAAGCAACTGCACCAGGGCAATTAACAGATACACCATTCTCCAATGCACATCGATTACGAATTTCAATTCTGCTGATTTTCTCCTTTTTTGTAATGATCGAGATAAGAAACAGCAGACCAGCAATATTCCCTATAGAATTACACCTTCTTAGTTCTATTAACATACTCTGCTATTAAAGCCTTGATGTCATCGTCCCCAGTTTCCAAATCCGCATTATCAAACAATGGAATTGGCATACTCTCGATGATTTCTCTAAGCCTTCTCTCCTTTGCATTTAGTCTCTCATTGATTACGCTATCAACAGAATTCTCCGACAAGAGATAATAGTAATTTGTCTCCACCCCCGGCTTCAATCCATATCTATGAATTCTATCTTTGGACTGAATAAAATGGGCCGCATTAAAGCTTCTTTCTATATAAATTGCATTATGACATACCTTGTGAAGAGATATTGATTCCGATACAGCAAATGGGTTGGCAATAATTACATTAAAGGAAGAATTCGGTTTGTGGAACTCTTCAATTATTTTTTCACGGGTTTCAACTTCATCATCATCATCATCACCGGTAGCTACAGGTGTTGCACCATATAAAGTTTTGCACGGAATTCCACAGGAATTAAGATAAGCCTCGAAATCAAGAATATTTTTGACGTAAATTGCCCAAACCACAACCTTGCCGCCATCCGTAATTATTCCTTCGATTATTTCCTTAGCTTTTACAAATTTTGCGGGTATTTCCGTTGATGCATACTGCAAAATATCATGGATAAGTGAAGTGTCTTCTGTTACAGCATCCGCATCAAAATCCTCAAATGATGCAAAATTTTTCAATGGAACACTGAGCAAATTGGGGTTAGTTGCAGCCTGCATCATTCGTAGCAATCGGGCTTTTACAAGATTCTGCCTAAAGCTACTATCCCTATTGCTTACAATATCACTCATGTATTTTTTTTCTATAACATCATAAATCCTTCGCTGGGTTTCACCCATCGGAACAATAATAGGTTCATGTTCCGTAGCCGGAGGAATTCCTAAATCACTCTTTTTGACTCTGATAAAGAATGGCTCGATTGCATTGAGCAAAGTACCAACGCGGATATCTGATTCCGCTTTACTCATATCCTTTAGCTGATACACTTCAAACGGAATTACCTTCTTAGTCGGCCAAATAAATTTATACAGATTATAAAGGTCCTCATACCCATTTGGAGCCGGTGTACCAGTTAAAACAACTCTTGCTGAGCAGTAACTTGCGATATCAAGAACACCATTAGCCGTTATTCCGCCATTTGTGTTTTTTATCTTATGCGCTTCATCCAAAACAACCATAACTCGATTATTCTTCAAAAAATATATTAATTCCTCACGCAGTGCTGGTACCGATGAATATGACAATAACGTAATCTTAGCTGGGTCAAGAGAATAAAGATATTGTTTCTTATCCTCAACAGATACCTTGCCATTCAGCCTCTTAGTCGATGGCTTCTGTCCAAAGCATTCCTCGTATTCCAATTCCCATGGTCCAAAAGCACTCAACGGAGAAATAACTAAAAGTTTATCAACATATTTTTTATCGTCCTTTGGGAGATTTGATAAATAAGCGAAAGCACCATAAACAACGCTAGTCTTACCTGCACCAGGCACAGAAAAATTGCAGGCGTTCTGTGAGAAGGCAAGATGGTATGCGGATAGGAGCTGCAATTCATACAAACTACGGTTAGTTAGATTTTTGCTAACTGAATCCACGAAAGCTGCAAAATCACTTTTATCGCAATGATTATCTCTAATTAGCCTTGCTTTTTCTGAGAACTCCATGAATTTTTCTTCTTCTAAGGCATAGTTATTCACTGCCTCAGAAACACGCCCTGAAAAAACAAGTTCTGCAGATATGTATTCGCATATTTTTTTTACACGGTCGATGCATTTGTTGATATCATCACCAGTTTCCACGATGATGCTATCATCCATCAAACCAAATTTTAGATTATCTTTCAGATAACGTGCAGCCCGCCTATTGCTGAAGATATATGCTATGTCCCCAGTCACGGTAAAAATTGTACTATTTTCATTTGATTCAAGACACAGTTTCTTCATACAGTAGCGCTTCCTTTACATATTCAATATTCCTTTAAACTTTGCTACCAGTTCATCCAAAGATTCCACACAGCCGCGAACACTGGCATCGCTAATGAAACTTGGCTGACTAACGTCCACAACCTCTAATGCTTGACAAGCCTTGATTAACTGCTGCAAAGGTTTTGCTGCATTAGCATGATTATTGAGTTTATCTAAACTCTGAACATAGTTATCTTCAAGCTCATCATCTACCTTCTGCTGCCATTTCAGATCGCGCGCTTTTAATGCTCGACCAAGATCCGGTGGATTGGTGTTCATGATATCCTGGACCGTATCCTCCTGAACAGCATCAGTCGCTGCAAAGTGCGCATCCTTGAACGCCTTCCACACTTCCTCTTTAGCAAAGAAACTAGCCGCCGGCTTTTTAGGGGAAGGAACGGAGATAATATTTCTGAATAAGGTCTGTTCAAAATTTGCACGAATATAATCGAATGCAATGAGTTTTAAATCAGAAACATCAGCTTCCGGATTATACGCCCACATGGAGGGAACACCAGCTTTGTATTTTCTCAGAGCCGGGTCCAGTTTCAGGAACTGATCTTCACGCTTATCCAACTGCGTGTACATACCTGAATAATCATATTCGTCCAGATACTCATCCATTAATTTTAGGGCGGACAACATGGTTCTGATATCCCCTGGTTTGCAATCCATCATCCCGGCAATATCATCGTCTGTAAAGCCCGCGTCTTTCAAATCCTTGCATTTCAAATATTTCTCAATTGGGTTGTAGTCTACCTTGGCATCTTCACCCATCTGGTATGTAGTCTCTAGTGCCAGGATTTCTTTCTTGTCAGCATCTTCCGGTAGGATAATTGCAATAAAGAACTGGCAATGACTTTTCTCATTAAAAGGAATATTGGTGTCAGTCATGATATTGTTCAGCAGACTAGCACGGCGGTTACCGTCAATAATCATACCATCAGCCGTTACGATGCCGTGTTTCTGCTGATGCTCCTTTAGCAAACGTTCTTTCGTCTTCTTATTAGCGTCTGGCTTGGATTCCCACAAGAACTTCTCAATAAGAATCTTATCAGCTGCATCCTCTGGATCAATAATGTGGTTCTGACGCTCATAAGACTTTACTACGCTTCCAATTCTTCCATTATAAGGATTGTAAACAAGGTAATCCAGCGGAATAGCATATGCATTCAGAGTAATAATCTGTCCATGATATGTGATTGGAATGCCAGTACGACAAGCATTTTCTGGGTGATCGGTGAATTCTTTCAGTTTCGCTTTTCTTTCAGCAATGTTCAT